GACTTCATGGAAGGTGTTGTCATAGGCCCTGAACAGGGTGGTTTGTCCCGGCTGCATGACGAGCACCAGTCCTTCGATGTTGCGGTTCGCCGTTTCATCGGCATCGATCTCGAACCCGACCGATGAGGTGCAATGCGCTTTATGTGATGCCGTGTTGAAAGCCCTTTCCAGTTCAGCCAGTTTTTCCGTTCTGGCTTCTTCCAGCGGTCTTTGCGGCGCATGGCCTTTTTCGTACCATGTGCCGTCATGGCCCTGCTCGATCTGGTCTTCATCGTATGTTCCAATTTGTTCGACCGAATACTGCGGCATGAAGGGCAAGGTGTTCTCCAGCCTTTGCCTGTCTTCATCGATCAGGATGAATTTGTGGTTTTCGACTATTCCGTATTTCATGATTAACTAGCTCCTTCGGCATAAGTGAAGTTTAAAAAACTATTAGCTAGATTCAAATAATCAATAGTCACGGGCACTCCCTTTTTTACTGGGAGCATTGCTTTAGCTGCCGAGTTAGCTGGCATAGTTATCATTGACCCAATTCCGGAAGATGTGTAAAGATTTACATGCCCTACTTGATTACCTGCCGTGCCTGTAAAAGTAAGATAACCATCAGAAGGAGGCGTAATAGTTGAGCCAGACTGTGGAATGGTTAGTGATATAGCGTTAAGAGACGGCATCGCCAGGTGGGCTGCTTTCGCCTTTCCCGTCGCGCTGAGATTAGACAGGTTTGTATCGGCTTTTCCGGCCACTTCGTTGGCCAGTTCCGTTATGTCGATCAGGCCGGAATCGACTGCCGCATCGAAGGCCTTGATGCAGGGCAACAGCGTCAGGGCCGGCGGCTGGACGGTGTCGCTTTTGCCGTAGGTGGGGTTGCCGTGAGATGCATCAAATCTAACTACATTAGCCCCTGCCGTACCCGTTTTTTCTACAATATTAAATGTTCCTACGTTCCATTCCTCTGCTGGATAAAAACACCCTGTTGGCTCATAGCGCGTGTCACTGAACCCGACTGTATCACTGCTTCCTACCAAATTCGGCAACCCGGCTTCTTTCACTGTTCCCGGTGTCGCGCTGCCTTCGGCGAACCGCCCGATCAGGTCAGGCAGGTTGAAGGTGGTCTCTCCATCCCCCTCTCCATAGGTGGTTCCGATGGCGGCAAAGAGTTCGGGATAGGTTGCCCGCCCGACTGCTGCTCCGTCGCATTTCAGGAATCCGGCTGGAGGCGTTGTTGCACCGTAATAACCGATAAATCCTATCGGTACACCAGACGCATGTTTCCATTCTCCTGATCCGGTCAAGACTTTTTCTTCGTCTCCTGCTTGTGGCGCAGGGACGAATCCCTGTTTCCCTGCCGTGTTGGCTGTTGCGCCTTCCATAACGGCTGGAGCGTCTGATATCCAGCCCACCCCGGACACCTCGGGATTGTTTTTATTATTCGCCAGCGTATTTATCCACTGGGTTTTTCCGTCTGACGAATCGACCCTTGCTCCTATGGGATAGCCGCTGATAGCCTCGGCAAATGAGGACGAGAACACGTATCCCCCCCCCGCCTGAAGGTACTGGATGATGGACGACAGCACATTGAGTATCCCGTTGATATCCTGACCGGCGGGTGGAACGGCTGTCGAATCCGTCGCCATCGTTCTCGGGGGGAACCCGAGCGAAAAGGACGCCAAAACATCGTTTGGCTCCCCGTTTTCCGGGAGGGTTCGTTTCAATCCGTCTGCGGCGAATACCGTGGTAAGCTGTGAAGGCTGTTTCATATTGCTGCTGAGAGTTTATGGTTATTTGTGGCAGGCGTCACGCTGACGCGCTGCGTCGGTGATATCGGTGCGTCGTTTGCGGACTGTGCAGCGCTCGTTTTCGATGCGGATACCACAGTAGCCGAGCTCCGGATTGTCCGAAAAACACAGTTCGCAATGACGAGCGATGCCCCGCCCTGCTCTGCCGTCCGGCTGATATCGTAGACTTCGAGCGTCACGTTTTTGTAAATGTGGTCTGGCGTCACCACATCGTACACAGCGGTCGATCCGACGTTTTCCCGCAACCACTCCAGGAACGTCTTTCGTTTGTTGATATCCCCGCCCCTGGCGATCTGCACGGCCACCATGTCGGGCGTTTGCACCTTGTTGTAGCTGTTGAAACCGCCATCCTCTATCCGGAAATCCGAGACCTGCGCCATTTTCCGGTTGTCCAGTGAAATCATGCTGTCGATCTCGACCACGGGCGAAATAGCGCTTTTTTTGCCACCGATCATGTCGCCGATGGTGGTGTTGCCGATTTTCGTGGACATCACAACAGCATCGAAATTTTCCGCAAACGAACCGGCGCTGTCGCCTTGTCCTGCCTGATATATCCCCCACGCTCCAGCGTTTCCCGCCAAGGCCCAGAGTTTCGATGCGGCCTGCCCCATGATGACGCTGGCAGTCGCTTTAACGGACACCTGTCCGAGTACCGGAATGCCGTTCATTTTTTCCCCTGTTCAATCGTATAGATCAGCTGCATTTCGCTCTGCCATAATCCGTTCGGAATCTCGGAGTCGAGATGCGACACCAAAGCGCTTATCCAGAACATCGCCTGAGAGCGATAATGCACCTCGCCCCGGTCGTTTTTCATCATGTCCGCGCCCCGAAAACGGACGCGGTTGCTGGTCAAAAGTACCTGCCCGTGGATTCGGTAGCGGTTGGAAAACAGGGCCCTGACGATACACCCCGTCGCGGTCAACACCGGATAACCGATCATGCCGTTTTCCGTGTCGACTTCGATGGTTTCGTCGCTCAATCCTTTTCTTCCCATCTTGGAGATCACGACCGTGTTGCCTTCTAGCCAGCACACAGCGCCGATCTGGCGACAGACCTGCCAGATCATGCCCCACGCGTCGTCCTGTAAGCTGACGTCCGTCAACATCGGCAGTTCGCTCTCGGCAACGATCACGCCATAGTGATCCTGCGCGTTGGGAATGGTGGCGTTGACCTTGTCCAGAATAGCCTGAACGACCGTTCCGACCTTGTTGTTTCCCTCGAACGTGAGCGGGCCGGGATTGACCGCCTGCAGGCCGAACTGCGTCATGGCGAAGACGTGTAACGCCACGTTTGGAGCCGCGTTGTAGTCGGCGACAGCCTGAAACACATTCCCCTGAAAGACCACGTCCTGACTGTCGCCCTCGACGGCATACAGATACATGCGGTTCGGCGCCCACGCGTTAGGGGTTGCTCCGCACAGGATCGTCAGTGCGTCCATCGTCTCTGCCGATAAGCCGAATACCGACAGTTGGGCTTGTGAGCATACGACAGCCGGAGTATTCGTTATTCTGGCACTGATGCGTAGCCCGTCCAGTTCGATGACGTTGTCGTCTTCCCTTCCGGTAAATGACCCACTAGACAGCTCGAAGCGGATTTTCAGGCGTCGTGATGTAAATACGGATGTCATGCCACAGTATAGGGTTGATAGCCGGCGCCGGAGAAACCGGCAAAACCGAGCCCGTCGACGACCGCGACCTTGATGCTTCCGGCGTCGGCGTCTTTTGCGTTGATCGTAATGTTGTTGTTCACAGTGTTTCCGGCCACCTGTTGTGTCTGCCGCGATGCACTATTCGGCTCCGGCCTTTTCGCCCGGAAACTGGCCGCGTCATACGTGGCGTTGCGCCTGTTTTCCAGACCCCGGACATACTTGCCCTGCGCCGTCACAAAGAGTTTCGCGTAGTCACTCCTTGATATATCGCCCGCTGCGGCCAGCTTGCTGAAACGCGTCCCCTTTTGCACGTGCCCCACTCCGGCGTTGTAGGCAAGGTCGGCGGCCAGCATTTTTGTCTTGTCGCTGTAGTTCGCATAAAGCTTCAAGGTCGGATCGACGTGGTCTTTCATGTCCTCTTCAAGGAGCCGTGCGGCCTCCTCGCGGGTAATGGTCATGCCCTCCGTGACGCCCTTGGTGTGGCCGTAGCCGATTGTCCATTTGCCACCGCTATCCTTATAGGCTTTCAAGCGGACGCCTTCCCGCTCCATGATGTTCTGTTTGATGCGCTCCCGAATGTCGCCCGCTGGTGCCGTGCCGTTTTGCATCCCCTCAGGAATGGAATAATCCGCGCCTGCTGTGTCTTCGGCTCCCTTCGTGAGCCATGACGCCCACCACGGTGTCTTCCCCTCCTTCTCCGCCTTGTCAACGCTGTTTCCAATGTCGTCTAACAGCTGGATAACCGGCTCCAGGGCCTCTTTTGCCACGTTAAACACCGACTTTAGGGCAGACCCTATTTCCGAAAGAATGGCGATGAATCCTTCCGCTGCCGGGACGACCATGTCCAGACCGTTCGCCATCTTTTCGAAAAGTCCTGTGTTTTCATCAATCTTTAGCACGAGAGACGCGAACTTCTCTTGAAGCCTCGTAATGGCATTGTTCAGCTTCTCCGAAACTTCTGCCGCCTTCGCCGATGCCGCGGCCTCCTCGCGCATTTGCTTCAGACGCTCTCTCGCGTCCGAACGAGTGGCAAGGTCAGCATCAGCCGCAGAAAACCCGCGGGCCATCATCAGCTGTTGTGCGCTGGTACGGTCTCCTGTCATGCGCATGGCTCTTTCGCCTGCGTCAATCAGCAGATCGCCCGTGTCGCGCATCTTGCCCTGAGCGTCCATGATGGACAGGCCGAACATGGCAAACGCTTTTGCGTAGCCTTCGAGCTGGCCGTTGTACTTGAAATTTGCGAAAGAGCTGGCCGCCCCCTCGATCAGCGAATTGGCCTGATCAGCAGAATAACCCAGCGACTTGAACTGGTTTTGAAGCGCCCGCAGGTTTTTTGACGCCTGCCCGGTTCTTGACGACATTTGCGACAGGGCGCGGTTGGAGTCAATTACCTTTTTGATGAACCCGACAACTGCCGCAGCAGACAATACCAGACCAAAGGAGCGGGCCAGCGATTTCAGCGCCCCGCCGAGCTTTCCGGCAGCCTCCGAACCGTCGTCCCCCATCTTTTGCAGTCCGGAAGACGTCTGCCCGGCGCCTTTCTCGACCTTCTTGAGACTTTCCTCGGTCTTTTCGGCTTCTTTCGCGACGTTTTCAAGGTCTTTCTCAGCTTGTTTGCTTTCGACCTTGACCGTCGCTTTCAGTTCGTATTCTTCACTCATGGGAATTGATGATCATGTCGTTATAGCGCTGGACGTACAGCATTTCGCGCAGGGTGTACAAATCGCGGCATCCATACTTCGTCTTCATATCGTGCAGGCTTGCCAGCCCGGCCGTCACAACCTCATAAACAGGCTTGGTTACGTGGGTGGTGGCGGCCAGACGGGGTATTGTCCCTGTGCCGATCAGATCAAAGTCTGGATGCTCTTGGTAAAAAAATCGAGATGCAGCTCGATGGTCTTCATGCGCAGAAAGACGAGCGTTCCGATTTCGGCGATGTCTTCCTCCACGAGTTTTCGCGGCATACCGTTGTCGAGAACGAGCGCCCAGCATTCACGCATTTCGTCCCAGAGCGGTTTTATCTTGTCCGGGTCTGCCCGGAGCAGGCATTTCATCACCACGCCCAGCCCGGCCGCGGCAATGGCTTCCACGCCACCCAACCCGCCAAGCCCGGACAGCTCGCCATTCCGGTCGCCGTCGGCCAGAACACCCAGCACGCGAACCGCCCACCATTCCCCCTTGAGCGCATTCATCTCGGTTATCCGGAAGGTTTTGCCTGCGTCCCGGCCTTCTCCGGTGATCGTCACATCGATGTGTTCCATGCTTAAATCCTCATAATGTCAACAGCGCCCCAGAGAATCTGGAAGGTTACCGGAGCCTGTGTGCGTCCGTGCGAAGCGAATGGCACGTAGTTAGTCAACACACCATCTGTCAGCGTATAGCTCTTGCCGGTGGCCGGAATGGTGATGGTAGCCGTCAGATAAACCGTTTCGCGCTGGGTTTTCTGATACTGATAGATCGCGTCGAAAACGTCGATGGACTGCGAATCGGCGTTGAGCGTGATGGTCTGGGGAATAGCGGACGGTACCCATCCTCTGGAAAATTTGCCGTCCACCCCCATCTGTCCGACGCCTGTTTCAAAGGATTCGGCGGCAAAGGCTGCGTCTGCCGAAAACCCTTCCAGTCTCACCCCGGCATACACACCTTCAGCCGATAAGTTGAAAACGGAATTTGCGGATGTAATTGTTCGTCTTGCCATATGTCACCTGATAACGATAGAACCCAGCGTGATTTGCTGTATCGAGCCGCCGTCCATATAGAGGAACGTGACCGGAGGAGACCGTCTTTGCCCGCGAATCTGCACGGACGCGTCGGCGATATGCAGGTAGTAACCCTGTGTGTACAGCTCGTTCGATACGTCGAACCCGATCGCCGCGATGACCTGTGCTTTCTGCAAGTCCGACAGCGCGATGCCCTGCCGGATCGTGCCGTTGTTGATCGCCTGAGAGATAGGCGTTGCACAGGCAAGGCGAATCTTCGAATAACCGTCCGCGTTGTATGGCAGCGAACGCACCGACATGAGCAACTCAGCAATGGCAAGTTGCAGCTGGCTGTTTAAGAAAATCTGGTTGACGAACGTGTCGGAATATCCGTAGTCGCTACCGGGCAGAGCACCGTTATAGAAGAAGTTGTAGTTATTACCTTCCCCGCTGGCAGCATAAGCCCCGTAGTACGAATACCCGTTACCAAGCAGCGCCGTGGCCTCAGCCAGACTGTTGACGGTCGGTGCCAGTCCGGACTGGGACTTGAAGGCGATATCCACGCGCCCTTCTGCGGCTTCCCAGTCAATGGACGCGAAGGTTCCCATTGCCATCGCGGCAACCGACGGATTGTCGTAAACTGGCAAGACCGCTTCGTACTGATTGGCAATGATGTTGGAGACAAAAGTCTCGGAATTAGCGACAATCGCCAGAGGGTCGTTGTCCCACGGAATGTACAGATAGCGACGATTCTGGGCGTTCGTCCACGCCGCGAAATCCTCCTTCTGTGTACTGGTCGTTTCATCGATGACCGTAAACGTTCCCCAGTTCAACGACAGCTCTTTGGCACGGTTCATGGTTTCAGCAGGAGTTTCTGCATTCGCGCCCTGTGAGACGATACCACTTGCCAGTCCGAGAGGGATGGCGGCCGTGCCGGTTACAGGCGTGATGCTCTGCTCGCCGTTCGCCTCTGTGGTCGTGATCTGGAACTTCGAGAGCGTCGAATTCCATGTTACCGTCGCGACGGAGGCGATATTCAGCGCGGTCTGGATAGCCGTTGCGATTTCCGTGAAGTTCGTGGTCTGGGTGAAATCCAGCGAATCGGTTGTGTATGCCGTTCCGTTGACGGTGACGGCCAACGAACCCTTGATGTTCTGGATGTCGGAGAAGCGCTGTCCGGCAAGCGACGTACCATTTACCCATGCCGGTCGCCCGGATGTGGAGAGAGGCACGAACAGCATGGTTTGCGGTTTCTTCTGGCTGTTGTCGAACGACATGAAATAGTTCGTCGCCAGCTTCGCGATGTCGGAATTGACGCCAAAATAGTCGGCCACATCGTCCGCCGACGGAAAGGACAGCAGCTGCCCAACCGGCACAAGCGCGTTGGAACTGACGAAAACGCCATTTACCGCGAGCGGATTGCCGCCGGTACCGATAACGCCCGGATTGATTGTGACGACTTGAGAAATCGGAATTGTTTGAGCCACGGGGGCCTCCAAAAAAAAAGCCCCTCGGACGAGGGGCGTGGTTGGAAGAGAGAACTTGCTATATCGGTTTTGTTGTCAAATCGACCGTATCGAAAAACTGCATGGGAACGGTAACAGCAGGATTGATCTGGAAAATCGCGCTGACTTTCCAGCGTTCCTCATACTGCTTCTCGGCATTCACCAAGGGCATCTGCTCCGGCTCCGACGCTGTCAGCGGTTTGATGTATTCCGGCATGACGTCCCAGCCGTAGCCGTCGCTCAGGATGGAAATCAGTTCCTGGACATGGTCGGCAGCATTCGGGCCGTAGAAATCCACCTGAATCGTGTACTCGGTAGGCTGGATAATGTCCTTGCTGCCGATCTCGCCGATGTCTGCATAGGTATTTGCAGGCATGGCCAGTCGCCGTTTGCCGGACTGTGAATACATGACGAAATCGCCCCGTGGGGGCGGAACGCGGTTTTCCTGAGCCTGATAGGCCGGTATGCCTGTTGCAAGCGCCAGAAAGTCTCCCACGGCGGTCAGAACCTGATCGTCAGTAACGTCAATCATGATTTGAACGGGTTGATACAGAACACGAACATCGCCTTGTAGTCGCCGCCGCGTTTGAAGAACGACTGCATTTTCCAGCCGCAGTAAACACGCAAGTATTTCTTGCCGAACGACGGCACGTACAGGTAGACCATCCAGCGGGCAGTGATGGGGTTTAAAGACGTCGTGGCGAGCCACACCGTATCGTCCGCATTCCGATACGACCATGTTTTTTGCCCGGCCTTCAATGGCGTATGGAAAACATTCCACGCCCACCCATAGGCCTTGTTTCGCCACATCCAGGCCACACGCTGCACGTACAGCCCTGTTTTGGGGTGCCTTGACACAAAGTCCGCCCAGCGTGCGTAATGCCCCCGGTCGCCCTCTATCGGGTTATCCGGCGTCAGCCACATGCGCAAGATGTTTCGCTTTCCCAGCGTCACATCTCCCTTGCCGTCGGCAAACAGGGCGATGATCGGGGCAAGCGGAAACGCCAGCAGTCCGGCCAGCGTGTCGAGCGGTAAAAAAAGGAACCAGATCATGTTGTTTCATCCAATTGCAGAACAGCGATAACGTGCGACCATTCGGGCCACGATTCGACTACCTGAACCACTTTCCACGTCTGCGACTTGCCATGCTGTTCGAAAACGAGCAGATCACCACCGCGCTCTTCACTCCGCTCCACCGCCTGCACGTCGCCGTACATCCAGATAGCGCGCTTTTCGCCCTGTATGTTCAGTCCGTCCACGTGTTGCAGGTCGTCGGAAGAAAGCGGTTGCACCGATACTTCGATTTCCGTGTCTTCATACTGCGGCGTTCGGGTGTGATTCGGGTTGTCCGCCCAGCCGGTGGACTTGCGCCATGTGGCCGGGATGTTTTTGTCGATAACCTGAATCGCCGCGTTGGCAATGCTGAAAAGATTCATTTCACTTTCACGTCGTAGGTGATGGCGTTTCGCATGATGAAGGTATCCCGTAGCGTTCCTGGAATCGTCCCGTCCTTCCTCTGCTTCTTGCGCTTGGTCGCCGGTTTGTTGTCCGGCGCGACGCCGATATCAATCACTTCCTTGATGTCGGCTTCCATCTTCCTGCCGACGATCGTTCCGACGTCTTCCAGCGTGTAATCTCCGGAAGCAAGGTATCCACGGAAGAAACTGTTGGTCAGCCCTTTAAGCCACGCATCCCCGCTTCTCGCTATGGCAATTCTCATAAACGGTCTTGCAGGGATATTTGCCGCCGGTGCCCCGAACTCGTTAATAAGCGCAACCTTGGCGACGGACTGCCCGGTGTCGGGATACGTCGCGCCGGCGAAAATTCCGGCGCTGACTTCCATTCCATCGGCCCGTCTGATCTTCCGTGCCGTTTTACGCAACGCTTTCTTGAAATCCCTAGCCATACGGATGGAAGCTGCATGTACCGAATATCCGTCCGCCCAGCGCATAGGGCCGCAGCATCATGAGAAGAGTGCGTCCGCAAGGCGTTTGCGAAAACCACGGTTGGCCCCACATCTGGATGTTCTGGAATCCCACGCTGACCGAACCCTGTGAAGCACTTGTCAACGGCCCAGATTGCCCGGCCTGCCACGTTTCCATTGTCGCCAGATGACACACCAGCAAGTAGAGCATCTGTTTCCGCACGAACACTTTTTTATCGGGGTCGTAGGGAAAAATGGATTTGTTCGTGTTATCGATGAACGAACAGCCCAGAGCGAAGAAGTTTTCAAGCTGGGCGTCCGTCACCACGTCAGGCGTGAACTTCGGGTAAAAGTTCCGGAACTCGTCGGTGTCGAAAGTGACGATCACTTCGCTTCATCCTGTTTGGTGGCAGTTTTGGACGTATCCACAGGTTCAAGACCGTGCCGCATGTCTTCGCATTCTTTTGCCTTGGCGTTCGCACTGGCGGTGTCGTTCATAGCGAAGATCAGGCCGGAGCGGAAGATCATCATATTTCGGTAAATGCGGACGATTTCTTCCCAGTCTTTTCTGTCTATGATGGACTGTCCGAACTTGCCAACAGCGAGAATACCCTCTTTCTCACCCCGGAGATTCTCGTTCTGCCCGTTGATTTTGATCTTCTTTCCGTTTGCCTCGAAGATGATCGAATGGGCGCTGTTAAGACACACGACCACCTTGTCACTGGTTTTCGTCACCTCGGGAGCCGCTGTGACTGATCTTGGTTTTCTTGCCATTTTTCTCTCTGCCATTTCTTTTTCTGCCTATAAAAAAAGCCCCCGACTATTCGGGGGCCGTTTGAAGGAATTTCCGGTCAGATACCGGACATGATTGCGTATGCAAACGGCATTTTCAGGACCGCGCCGTAAGTGGATGCACTGAACTTCTGTCGGAAGTTCGACGTATCCGCTACCAGTCTGCCTTGCCGCATTTTTTCGCCGAATGCCAGTTCCGCGGTATCTTTGCCCATGTAGTTCTTGACCATAAGGATCATGGCTTCACCACCGGTTTCGCTGGACAACTGCGGAACAGTTTCCACACTCAGATTCTGGAAATTGGTGCGGATCATTTCGCCAGCCGAAACATTGAAGTTGGTCGCCATAGCCAGCTGGACGGAACGTCCCGGCGAGATGAGCAGCTTCATCTCGGTATTTTGGTCGATCAGCCCACCGGCCTGAGTCTGTAACTGTCCGAACAGTTTCAAAAAGTCGTTGTAGATCGCACGGGTTCCCAGATCGTTTTCGATCGAGAGTTTTTCCGGCCACGTAATCGCACCGTTTACGACATTCGGGGTGATTGCAGGGGGCAGATTCGGCTCGTTCAACAGACCGTAGATTTTCTTGCCCGCTACGCCCAACAGATAGAACTTGTTGGAATCGGTGCGGATGATTTCCGCTGCGCCGCGCTGTTTTCCGGCAATCAGGTCAATTTTGGCCTGTGCGGACATGTCCACTTCCAAGTCACCGTAAGTGATCGTGGTCTGGAAGACATACTGCTCGCGGTTGTTCCACTCGTTGTTCACGCCGGAAGAGGGTCCGTCACCATAGTCGGAATACGGGCCTGTCGAGCCGGTATATTCTTCGGTTCGAAACTGGTAAAGCGCGGTTGTCCAGTCGCCTACCTTTTTCTCATCTAGAATGGCGGTCGCTGCGCGTTTCGCCGTGAGAATCGGAATCACGTCCGGCGAAATATACTGCAAAAACTGGGCCGGAACAGTGGTGTTCGGGGTGGTGATAAGGGCGGCATCCATTGCCATGAGATTGCGTTCGGTCAACCAGCCCTTCGCGTATGGGAATTTGAAGCCGTATTGAGAGACTTCCTGTAAAGATGGAATATTCGACATTTTCTTTTCCATAAAAAAAAGCCCCCGGAAGTTCGGGGGCTATTGATTAAGGGTAAGTGGTTTACTGGTTGCCGATGACGATCAGATCACCTGCAGCGCCGCCTTTCTTGACAACAAAATCCGTCTCGACCGAGCCGGACACAGTGCCACTCGCCTCGCCCGTGCTGATAGATCCGTCTGTCGTGTTGGCGAACACCTTCTGTCCGATTGTTGCCGCCGTGGCAGAAATGGCATAAAAATCGCCACGGACGGCAACGGACAGGGCGCTGCCGGACGGAACTTCCAGAGTGCCGGACGACGTCAAATTGTAGTTGGGATACATTTGTACCCGTACCACAAACCCCATGACCGCGGTAGCCGTTCCGGTAGCCGTCCATGCTACCGACAGAGCTACGGTAACGTCCGACCCCGTATAGGTCACGGTGGACACGGTAACCGTGCTGTTGGTGCCGGTTGCGACCAGTGTGGAACCCATCGAAACCTGACCATCGGCGGCGATAGTCGCTACCGACTTACCTCCGACGGTCACCGTCCCGGCGAACCCTGCACCGACCGGGATAACCAGATTGGCAGTTGCGGCAGTAGCGGATGCTTCCGATACGTTGACCGCGCCGACGGACGACACCAGAGAGACGGTGGAACCATCATTCGCAGCGGTCATGTCGCCTGTTATCGCATTGCCGGTGGTCGGGGTAGCGGCAACGGCGTATGTATCGCTGCCGACAGGAATGTTGGCGGCCGTGTTCGATGCGGTCGCATAAGGATCGGAGCCCGGAAAGACGAACGAGCCGACTTTCACAGGGCCTTCCGCTTTCGGATTGACCGGAGTAAACACGTTCTGGCTGGCCCCGGGATTGACCATATCCCCCGGAACGCCAAGCGCGTATTCTTTGTTGACAAAAGACTGAAGAGCCATTGATTTACCTTTCGATTTTGAGATTAGACAGGCCGGAGAAGGAGCCAGAGAATTTCTTGCCCCCCGCGAACGGAGAGGCGTCTTGCGCGGTCTTCTGGTTTATGGTGTCGACAATCGCGCGGAAAACGGCGCGTGCTGCGTTCTTGTCGCTGGTCGGACGGCCCATCTGGTCAAGAGCGAACGCATAGATATCGTTTGCCGAATCAAATGCCAGCGGGTCAATCAGACCGACCGCTCTTTCAACTTCACGGGCGGCCGCAAACTTTGATTTAATGGAATCCTCGACGCGCTTGATCATCGCCGCGTCATTCGCAAGGCGTTTTTCTTCGCCTTCCCGTTCATGTTCGCGGTCGAGTTTCGCTCTTTCGGCAGGATTACGCATGTCTTTTTCGCCGTCGTGCATTCCCCATTCGAAGCCCCGGGCAAAAGCTTCCTTCACCGCGTCCGGTTCGGCGTCCATGCCGCAACGCTTGATCGCGTCTTCCGCTCTGGCCCGCATGTGTTCACGCATGAGCTTGTCGCGTTCGTGGCGTTCCCCGGCCGCTACAGCTTCCGCGGTATTCAATGGGGTAGCGTCCTTGCCTCCGGGGATTTCCCGTTGTTCTTCGCGTTCGCGTTCTTTCTTTTCGCCGTAGGCATAGGCTTCGGCGGTGTTCAGACCATCGTCTTCACCGTCCATCTTGCGGGCGATTTCGCTGCCGCCCGTCGGCTTCGAGTAAGCCAGATCGGACAGACTGTCTTCCAGTTTTTTCAGGTCTTCCTCGGACAGGATGTCCGCGAACTGTCCGACCAGCTGCTGGATTTTTGCGTTTTTATCCTCGTCGGTTGTAACGTCTGTGACCTCGCCCGTTGCTGGGTCTTTCTTGTGCAAATCGAGTATGGTTTGCGCTGCGTTGACCTCCGCGGCTTCGATGCCAGGGTCGCTGTCCTGTGCCCCGCGGAAGAAGTCTTTGAGAATGCTCATAAACTGTTTTACTCCTTTTGGTTTCAAATTTTCGGAAGAATCTGCAACGACCACATCCGGCCCTGCCCTACCCTCTTCCACGATAGCAACATGGTTGCCCCTGATATTCCGCATAACGAAGTCATACGGCTTGCCCTCAAAAACGCCCGGCGTGAAGTCCGGGTCGTACTGATACGCACAACTGATTTCCCTGCACGTGCCGTTTTCCACACAGCGAATACCTACGGCGTCTGTGAAGATCATGCTGTTGTCGATATAAGGCGCGTCCCACATCGCGTCGGTGCCCATAGAACCGACCTGATACTCCTTCTTCGGCGATTCGGCTGACACCGTATGGTGCAGCAGCATGATCGGCAAACCGTTGAACGTATCCACCGCTTTTTGCAGTTCTTCCGACGGGCGGTAGCCGAAATAAATCTTGTCCGGATCGAGACCGCGCTCTTGCCAGCCTGGTATTTCTCGCCCGCGATACGGTACGACTTGCTCTTTGGTGATATGGCTTGATTCAACGTGCATGAAGCCGTTGTCGTCAATACGGCGCTTGCTGGAAGCGTCGAACGCTACAGTGTTTTCCATTGCTTCATCCCAGTTGCATACAGACTGTTCGGCGATTTCCCGTGCCTGTTCATATGACTTGCCTTCCCGCATCGCTTCGGCCGCTTTTAGCTGGTTGAACCCGTATGTAGAACTGGCATCGGCACGCGACCATTTCACGTAATCGGACAGTGGCTTGCTGCTCGCCAGAATGCGGTCGGCTTTTTCCGTGTTGCCCCGTGATGCCGCCTCCATGAATTGCGTGTATTCCGGTATGCCGGACAGTGGGGAATGCTTCGGGAGCTGACCCAGTGCGGTTTGAGCGACCAGCACGCGAGTGCCTCGCATGGCCCGCTTTTCGGCTTCCTGTCTGTACGGGTTGAACCCTTCACCGCCCTCGTTTACCGCATTGTCGTATTCGCGTGCGCTTTTCTCTATTTCCGCGTCAGACATGTCGGACAGAGCCCTGCGTTGCGTCTGTTGCTGTGTTTGCGGTTTTGGTTGCGTGGCCACTTTTTGTGAGCCGGAAAACCTGTTCAGGGATTCCGGCATGTCGCCGTTACGTTTGTCCCAGAACCATTTCTTCGCGTCAGGGTCCCACTTCGCCCCGGCTGCCTTGGCCTCGTTCCGGTCGTCATATTTGACGTTGAGATATTGCTTCGGAGCGGTTTTCGTGTCTTCTTTTCTGGCTACCTTGAACTTCTCATAATCGGACTGCCATTTCTTGAGAGCGTCCACTTCTTCATTCGTCAGCTTTTTCTGCTTGCCGTCCACGAAGACACGATTGCCGGAATAGAACTTGCCATTCCAGTAGCCTTGCGGCATGAAGTCGGGTCGGGGTGGCGCCACCGGAGCGCGGCTTGTGTCTTGTTTTATCGCGCTCTCCTGTGTCTGCGCGGTACTCTCCGGTTTCTTGTGTCCCTTTGGCGTCTTCGGCCCGGTGAAATCCTTGCGTACTTCGGATATCTTCTGCCCGGTGAACTTCCCGCCCATCCCGGCTTTCACTTCGCCGGTCTCCCCGTCAATCTTGACGTGCGCGCCTTTATGCTCAGCCCCGTTTGGCTTGACCGTTATCCATTTGTCTGCATCTTGAGCGTTCATGTTTTTATCCAAAAATGTCCGGCAATACCGCCCGGTATTCGCAGGCACAGCACACAAGCTCCGCAGGCATAACATTCCGCCCCACAGCGCTGTCATATAGCCCTTTGTCAGGGCCATGCAGTTTGAAACGTTTCCCGTTCATGGCAATGTGCGTCCGTCGCGACGATTTACGTCCGGGCACGTGTACCCATATGCCTTCCGTTATTCCCGCCGAGAGATCATGTTCGCGTCTGATCGCCTCGGTCGCCTTGTTGTTCTGGTCGATCGCGATCAATCTTGCCCGGTTGTTGGTGATGTCGAACCGCTTCTTGAGCTCGGATTGGATGTAGTAGATGTCGCGCCCGTTCTGCACGCCTCGCTGGACAATACCCGCCACCTTGTCGAGCTCCTGCACTGGGATACTGCGGATCAGGTCAACTTGTGTGTACCTCAGGGAGTTCAGGATATTGTTCACCTGTCGCGTATTGCGAAGCTTCATATTGAAACCAACAGCGGCGAACGCGCTTTCCATCGCCTTTGTCGTAGATTGCGCTGTCCGTTTGACGAACTCCGACGCGATCTTCTCCGACTCTTCGGTATAGCGTTTTCCCCAGCGCCGGGTAAGCTCATCCATCAGCTTGTTCAGATCTCGCGCCGAACCATTCTTGCGAAGCTCTGCCATCAGCCAGTAGGACACTGACCGTTGCATTTCCTCATTAAGCGTCAGTATCTTTTTCTGGTACCAGACGCGATTTCCTGCGTTCGGATGAACGGGACGGATAACTCTTGTTCTTTTCTTTTTCACCTAGTAAATTTCGCCTGCCTTGTCCGCGTCGTCCAGCTCTCCTATATCGACCGACTCACCTTCCGGAACGTCTTCGGGGTTGATGAACGCGAACGCGTTATCCGGGTCGGAGACGATGTATTGGCGTGCCTCCTCTGGACTGATGACGCCACGATCGAGATAGACCGCTGCCGTGTCGGCTTTCATCTTCTGTGTGCTTGCCATTGCCGCTTCGTCCGCTTCTCCCATCTTGTTCCATTCAAAACGCATGTCTGTGTTCCGAACACCGAACAAGTGAAAATGGATGCAGTCCAGAATAATCCGCATGCCGGCGGCATAGAGTTTCTGTTGCTGGCTGGACAGGTGATCGTTGTAGTTGCGCAGGTCACTTTCACCTGTCGCGTTAAAACCGGAAGGAGAAATACCCAGAAGCTTGACCGCTGGCGTCCGGTTGAGTGCAGTCAGAAACTCCAGTCCCTGTTTGCCGATGTCCGTCAGGCCGCCCAGTGGCGTTTCGATCTTGACAATATCCTCGGCTTCCTTGTCGATGGCGGTAATGCTGTTGTTGTCCTGATACCGTGCAATCAGTCGCACGCGCTTGTCGATCTGTTCCGGGCCTTCCCCGTTCATCAGGACGCCGACCATGTCGGTTTTCAGCACCGTATGGCTGTATTTCTTCGCCATATTGGCTGTCGCTATCCGGCACTCATTGAAGTGCATGACGTAGTCCCAGAGTATCTGGGCCTGAGCGATCCCGAAGAAGTTATAGACCGGCTTCAGCAATTGCGGCACCTCGTTGGCCACGAAGCGTATCAGCCGGGACGCGTGAACACGCTTGCCCATGACGAACCAGTACTCCGGCTCGAAGAAATCAGCATTTAGCGGATCAGTGCTGTTGTATGGCCCGGGATAGACGTTGATAGGGTCGATCACGCGAAACCCCTTTAATGCCCCTTTCGGCAGCTCTTCCCCCTCTGCTGTTCTGCTCAGGGCGACTTGCTGGGAAGCGTCACTTGCTCCCGTGTCGATATAGACCAGACAGCCGCCGAAGTAGCCGACCTTTTCCGCGACCTCGTGCAGTACGTCCTGAATGCCGAATTTTTCAAGGGCCGCGTTCATCAGCTGAACATCTTCGGCCCTGTCGTTCTTGTCGCACTTGACGGCCCCGAACTCACGGGTCATGTCGTCTGCCACCGTCTCGATGCAGGCGCGAATCAGCCCGTTTTGGGAAATATCTTGAAGCGCGGGGTATCCCATGAACGAGACAGTAGTCGGCATTTGTCCCAGTTCAAGGGAATGGGAGAGTAGCCCCCACGCTTCATAACATGCCTCATCATTGGCTATCTCCACGTCTTGCGCGGGCTTGCCAAGCGTTTCAGCTGGGCGCAACTTGTCGCGCCAGTCCGTCAGCTGTTTATTGTCAACATCTTCAAACATGTAGCCGGATATGTTGAGCTTGCGATGAGGAGGTTTGTTCGTTGTACGCATTAGATTCTGATGTTCAGTGACCGCCTGTTTTTCATGATGGGCTCCAAGCTATATCGTAGGCTGTCGATGCTATGGTTGAAGGCGTCCACCACGTCCGGGAGTATGTCGCCGGAAAGCCGGTCTACCTTATAGCTGTAGTTTCGGAATTCGTTGAGGGTTTCTTTGCAGCGCGGGTGTATATACACCTTGCGGAACGACTTGATGAACGAGATACCGTCCTCGATAGAGCCTTTACCCTTCTGCGCCGGCACAACCCGGGGTAGCCCGTATCGTCTCAGGTACGATATGGATTCCGGTCTGGCTGAATCCGCTCTTGTCACGTACCGGTCGAACGCGGGGATTCGCGACAGGATAAATCCAGTTGTCTGGTCAAGTTCCAAATTGACTTTGACTGCCTCGTGTTCTATCCACAAGCAACTATCGTGTATCCAGCATCGTATGGCGGCGGTCGGGTCTTTCGAGAAGCCGAAGTCGATTCCCTGATATGGGCCGTTCCAGTCCGACGACGAGACAAATTCCCTCATCTCGTACTTTCCGGCGAAAACCTGTGCGGCAGAGTTTTCCCGATAAGCCCCTTCCCATATCCAGCGATAAGTCGCGTCGTCCAGACGCTTCAGGTCGTTCTGGCGTTCTCTTTCCAGCACGGACGGAAACCACGGGTTATCCGGGTAGTTCATCTCGGCGATGAGCATGTCCGGTGTTCGGCTTCTGCGAAAGCGCAGATCGGTCGGGCTTCCGTTCCTCTCCGGGTTCCACGTCACCCAGATTTCCGATTCTTCGGTTCTCACCGTAGGAATCAGCTTCTGCCACGCCACTTCCGAGACGTTCTCCGCTTCGTCAACCCACGCGATCAGGATGCGGGCCTTGGATTTGACGCTGTCGAGATTGTTGCGCAATCCGACGAACTTGTATTCAATCCGTCCGTCGATGGATCGTATGTATTTTTCGCCGATGTCGAAGTAGGCGTCCAGAATGCGCTCCGAGCGTATCGCCTGTTTGACTTCTTCCATAGATGAGTCTTCAAGCGAGTTCATGAACTCACGTCCGCACAGGATGACGCCACCTATTCCGGCTTTCCCGAACATATATGCACGAACGGCAGACATTTTGGCAAACGTCATGGTCTTGCCGCTGCCCCGACCACCGTATGCGCCGCGATAACGCGCTTCCCCCTCAAATATCGGAATCAGCTTCGGAGGTATCTCTATCCTGACGTCGTTCACCCGCTACCAAAATAATTCGTTGTGGTGTGTTGAGGCTTCCATCCGGATTGCTTATTGCCATTTTGTCGGTCGGTTTTTCGCCAATGGAATCCCGTATTGCCTCGAAAGCCCGGACATCGCCGGACAACGCTTTTTCAAGGAGTGCTGTCACAATAGCATCCCGTCTTGTCGCTCCGTCCGGCATTTGGCCGGACAACATCATTTCCAGCGTTTCACGGATCGTTTTTTTCTTCCGTCTCGCTTCACCTGACGCAATGCCGCCTTTTTTTCCTTTTTCTCGCGCTTCGTCCGTGCTTCGGATTGGCGGATTCAAATTGTTTTTTCCTGCCATACGGTTACCAACGCAATGCAAAAATGATGGCGGCAACGCCCAGACAAACAAGAAACGCAAATATCCCGCTTCCTACCAATAATCCATATATATTGGATGCTATTTTGTCCATATTGCCGGTTACTTTTGAAAGTATTTTTATGCTAAAATTCAAACATGTTCCTTTCGTAAGCAGTCTACGACTGGAAAGTAAAAACCCCTGATACGCGCCAACGTTCAGGGGTTTTGTTTTTTTTGCGCTATTGCCAGCGCAACGCAAAGATGACCGCAGTCTTGCCGATCAGACGAAAAAAACTGCCAACGCTTCAATAAACGCGGCACCCGTGTACAAGACCACGCCGACAGCCACCACAGACAGAACGGAATAGCAGAACGTCCGCACCCGAGGCCTTTCGTCAATCAGTTTCAGGACTTCCACAAGCCACCCGTATTTGCTAAAATCACTTTCATGTTTCATGGATATTCTGTCTATCCGTGAAAAGTAAAAACCCTTGAGACGCTACCAACGCTCAAGGGTTTTGTTTTATGCGATGCAACAAAAAAGCCCCCGAAATTCGGAGGCTTTATCTTATGGATGCATTCATCCATTTTGGAAATTAACATGCATTTTGTCCTATTTTTCCGGACATGTCAACAGTTTTTCTTTTTTAGATGTTTGAGCTGGCTATTTTTGTTTAAAGAAAACGGGGGAAGACGTTGAAGCAAAATCAGAGCCTTCATCATTAAATACCTCAACTCCATCCGCGTTAGTTTCTCTCACACTGCAAGTTTGAAGAGCGTTGCTGCCCATACCCTTTGACCAGCCAACGTTAATGGTATGTCCTCGTCTTTGCGCAACAAATGTCGCTTCCGTTTCATTCATGCTTTCCGAAATAACAACCCATTGTTTTTGGGCTTTCGGAGAAGGGGTAAGGTGTTTTATCACCTGTTTATAACACGCTTTTGCTTGCTGGTTATCCGATCCATCGGTTGCAGGAGCCGTTTCTACCGGATGAACATCATCCCGATGCGCGAAAGCCCAACTGGTTTCAGGTTTAGCAAATACAGGATTAACCATATAAATCAGTTTTTGTTGACGCTTTTCTTCCTGTAATTGCTCATCAGTCAGAAAAAGTTCCCTTTCCCGTTTCAGTTCATTTCCCTGTTTCTCGCTTAAAGTGAGCATCACATCATTAAATATTTCGTTGGTTTCTCGATTTACGAAACACTGAAATTTCACATCGTGCCATTTTCCATATTTGTCTTTCAGTTTTGCGCCTTTTACTTCATACCAAATATTTGGGGCCTCTGGATATATATCTTTTTCAGATACGGAAAAAGATTTCGCTTCATATCCAAACTGAGTCATCGCCATTTTATGTATGTTTTCGGCGATGAAATGAGCGCAGATATTCGCTCTAATTTCTGCGCCGGATTTTTTACCGTTTTTGTCTTCATTTTGTGATTCAGATTCACCGGAAACAGTCTCTTTTGAATCAGCGCTACCATCCTTATCGCCAGTTTCTTTTTCATAAATAGCCTGTGCCCGCTTATAGTCCTTGCGACACTCTGGCGCATCAGGGGAAATAAAACATACACTGTCTGACGGCATTTTACTGGCGATCGAGTAAACTCTTTTGGTTTGCAAATCAAATGTTTCATCCCATGATGATTTTCCATTCAAAATGGAGTTTACCAACGCATCTACTGCATCCCCTTTCCTGGCTATTAGATCATCAAACATTTCGCAATCAGCACGTGGTGGTGAAAACTCTGCTTTTTCACATGCCAATGTAATACGTTGCCCCTTCCGTACATAACTAAGTCCATCTTTATCTTTTGTCTCAAATTGCGCCCCCAAAACGTTTGCTGGAGACCTTTCAGAATATACAATCAAATAAGGTCCAAATATACCTTTTCCAATATCGTAAACTTTTCCACTTGTTATGAATTTTTTATCTTTAAATTGGCGCTCAGCATTAATAATGTTTTGCTTGGAAACAAAATTAATATCCTCTATGTCAACAACATCATAAAGTCCATACGTTCTTTGCTTGATGGTATCGGACACGTCATTGGTGGCGTTAAGAATTGACGAAAGAATCCGACGTTTTGTTGTTTCCTTGGTGTACCAAACGGCATTTTCATTCAACGAAGGAGGAGGTGGCGGTGGTTTTCCTACTTCACAACCAACAATAAAAATTGAACACAAACATACAAACAGTATTTTTTTCATGATATTTTTCTTTCGCCTCAACACCGTAAGATACTCGTCAAACGTGAGGGGTGTAGCCCCCACGTCATTACGCAATCAGATCAGCAGAAACAACCACATCGCACAAGTAAACATTATCAGACAAAAACAATCCAGGACAAGACTTTTCATTTCGTCCCCCTGATCTTGCCGATAACGGACTTCCTGCTCTGCGCACGATACGCCAGTGCCTTGACGCATGCCGCACCGATTTCCTCGATCACCTCATCCGCCAGTCCGATATTCCCCGGATCGGCAATCGCTTCTGCCAGCCCTTCATAAGGACTTTTGTTCGGAATAGGGTCCACATTGAGATGCCCGGCATAATCCACGTAGAGGCGGAAGTTCTGTCGGCTGATCTGCTGGGCGATGATGCCGGCCAACACATCATCCGGTATGGTTAATGTCGGCTGAACATCTTCGCCCTTACCGACACGTACCCAGTCGTCGGCAAACTTGATCGCAATATCGCGGACTTTGGCGAAATAGTCCTTGTCCAGCAAATTGACCGCAGGTCTTGGCAATGCCGGAATCTGCTCCGGCATGGTCTTGATGTATTCGCATGCTTCCTCGAACCGGTTTGTCGGAAGGTCTTTGTAGCTGGCCAACCTGAAATGATTGTTGAAACGTGACCATGCGCAGGGGCGGTCTTTGCCGGATGGGAAGCGCTCTGCGATGAGGGTAGCTAGTTCGCCTTGCTGGGCCTTGGAAATGGAAACAGAATACGAACCAGTTTTTCGGATTGCAGGCAGGACTTCGGATGTAACCCACTTTGTAAAAGCGTGCGCTGGCGTTCCCTGTTTAATAGCGTCTTGAGAACGCATGACAATTTTATACATGCCGCTCTCGCTGATGAAATTGGCTTCATCGTTGCCATTCGTTAAGCCCTGAAAAGTTTTCAGGGCAACCTCATCATCATCTAGAATCTTTACTGCTTTTGTTGGACTTGTGATCCCGATTATGCGGCACACATCAGCGGCAAGAAACCATGGTTCACCGTTAACCACGATGACGCGAAGCGCATTATTCTGGAATTGGAAATTGGATACCTGATTGGCCATGATGGCCTCCTTTTGCTTTAGTGTTGGCTCGCCAGATTGAGGGCGGGCAGGTCTCAACTACCGGCAAAAGACGGCGGGCCTTATTCAGATATATCGGCCTCTCAACCTGCCCATTGTGGACAGCATACCCGCTGTGAGCAGGCAAAAAAAATATCCGCATGACTGACGGGGCGGAAACCGCTTTTGCTAGTAGTGCGGTCAGTATGCCCTGCCAGCGCGTTGTTTGTCAATCAAGTTCAATTGCGTGTTTTGGTTAGGAGTTCCTGTCCGGATGGAAGCCGTTACGGTAGTTTTTCATTTGTTCAGCAGTTCCCGCATGACCACAGGCAGAGCCGCTTTGATAAATTCCCACGACAGTGAAACTTCTGCCTGCCGTGCTTTGTTCCGGATCCGTACCCAGACGTTTTGATCGCGCAATGCGTCCAGCAAGTCATGTCCTTGCATTGAGATGAAAATGCCCTGCATATCCCACTGGGAGAACTTGCCGCCCCATCCCCGCGAGACAATCCCGTTTTTCAAAATACCGGCGTCCAGCATGATTTCGATATGGCCGAAAATGTCTTCTTCGGTGATGCCTTTGTCGATAAAATTCTCTTTGGAAAGATACGTTTGCAAGGATCCATCCTCGACTTTTTCGAGAATCTCCCTGACCAAGTCCCAATCTCTTTTCATTTAGGCCCCTCATGACCATCCCAGTCCTGCCTCTGCCCACAGTGCCAACAAAACAGTTGTCCTGGACGCAAAAGCACCTGATTCGACGGATAGCAGGCTTGACAGTATCCGAATACATCGCCATTTTGTCCATAAATGAACAATGGCTTCAATGGAGTGTTTTTGTCTGGTGTTTTTTCGTTTTTTTGTTCCGAATCGTTTTTTGCAACCTCGGTAATTCTTTTCGCCACTTCGATCAAATCTTTGCTTTGTGTCGCACCAGCAAGCTCTTGACAAAGCATTGCTCTACCTAAACTTGCGACATCAACGCTTTCGGCTTCCATGTCGCTTGCCATTGCACAAAGGTAAAACGTCTTATTCAACACTTCTTTAAAGTCTCGTGCTGTGTACGCATCTTTTATATCGTTAGCCAAACCTTTTTTGAACCGTTCAACCCTGACTAGATTGCACATATATTCATCAGTTTCATATTTTTTGTCTGTATTTTTCATTATTGAACAACCCCCTTATCCGTCAAAATCCGGTCAACAGTACGATACGCCACAGCGTCCATACCTTCTTTGCTCTTTGTTCCCCGAAGATAATTGATGATCTTCGGAAAATTTCTAGTGATGGTTTTTTCGCTGACGCTTGCCATGCTGGCTATCTGCCTGATGGGCAATATAGATCCGCTGTAATACGCCTTGACGCACCAGACCACCGTCCCCCGATCTGCGCCGTGCAATGCGTTTTTGCACACGTCCAGCACGATATACGGGATCGCTTCCGCCCATTCCTTGTTTTCGATCTTGCCGGAGCAGCAAGCGTGACCGCAGCTGCACGGCAACCACATCGGCGCGTATTTCGCGGTTATCAGGCTTTCAATAAGCCTTCCGGCGGAACTGACTTCACGCCGTATCATCCCTGCTTGTGCTGCGCCATTCAGCCCGCCCAGTCCTTTTCCGGTAGTTGGAAATGGCTCCAGCGACAGACGTGCCGTGATGCAGTTCTGGCCGGTGTAGTTGTAGGCGAAAATCAAAGCCTGTTCCGTGTTTTCAAACAATGTCATTCTCCGCATAGTTCAACCGACACTTCCACCCGCGGGAAGTCGGAATATCGCTTGCTGACGCTGGCTCGAGATACCGTCGCATCGTCAGCGTAAACCACGCCGTTCAGTGCGTCCGAGATGATCTTGCCGACATTATCCCAGTCCGGCTTTTTCTGGTGCAGCAATTCGCCGGACAGCGCTTTTTCCCTGATCGCCTTCGTGAAATATTTCGGCATCGGGAAAAACGCCGTCACTGTAAGCGAAATCGCGCCCGTGAGCAGCTTTTTACCCTTCATGGCTTTGATAGCACACAGCCGGACGATCGCTTCGTAGGAGCGCGTTTTGTCCGGCGTGTAGGCGTGTCCGTTTTTTGTAAATCGTGGACGGGCTTTCCCAACAGGTTCACCGGGAACGGAAAATCGGATACAGGTCACATTTCCCCCTACTGCACTTTATGCGCGACGGAATCGTCATAAAACGGTAATGCGTCTTTGCCGACAGACTGTCTCGCCTCGTTAAGTATCTGTATCCGGCGGCCGATCTCATCCCGGGACACCCCGAAGAAATCTTCAATCAATCTGGAGCTATATACCGGTGTTCCGTCTGCCAGATAACCATCCGGTTTGGGTAGCACTCCTTGCCGGATACCCTCGTCAACGATTTTTTCTTTCACATCATCCGGTGCCAGCGCCAGCATCGTTCCCATCCACTTCATCGCCTGAGCAGACGTTACCCCGTATTTTTTCTTTGCCCGTTCATACTCCTCCAGAGCATTTAATAACGCTGTTTTCTCGGTTCCCATGTTTTATCCTTTCATATCTCAATAAAGGCCCCTGTTTTTTTCTTTAAGCTGGGAAAAACAGGGAAAACCCGCGGGTTCAGGCGACTTTGTGTTTGCGGTACCGATAAAGCGAAGCAGCGTTGATCGCCCCTTTCCGGAATGCGGCAATGACATCAACGTGATAGGCATTGATGCCATCAGGAAATTCAGGGACGATGATTTTCGCAACGGGATATCCCAGTTCGGCAGACAGCTTTTTAAGCGCTTTTCCGACAACGGAATACATGCCTTTTGACGGTTCGAACTCTTCGAGTAACCACGGAATGGCTTTCACGGCCTTGAACAGTTTGCCTCGACCGAGTTCATCTTCCAGTGCATTGATTTTACGAACGGCAGCGGAAGCGGTAGCCATTGCGGTCGCTTCGCGCTTGCTGCCGATCTGTGCTTTGGTACGCTTGTAGTAATCCCGCTGTTCGATGGCGAGCGCTTTTTCTTCTTCGATATCCGCAATCATGCGAAGCGCATCAGGGAAAGACTGCGGAATCCGTGGCAGGGAATAGCCGCCATACTGTCCGGTTTTACGAATGGATGGTACAACTTCACCTGCAATCCACTTCTGATAGGGAAGCGCTTTCGGTTTGTCCGAACGGCCAAGGAAGAAGTAGAGTCCCTGTTCGGAGATCACAAGCATTTCCTGCGTGCCACCCGGGGTGTGTATCGGTTGCACCCCCTTCCACTCTTCCGGAATGTTCTGTGTTGCGCGAGACGGATTGTAGTCTGAAGCATAGCCCAATGCGGCCAGAACGTCTTTCGCCACAAACCACGGTTCGCCGTTTTGTTCCACCACACGAACAGTTCCGAATTCAACCTTTTCAAATACTTTGAGTTCGTTCATTTTCACCTCAATAAGCAGACTGAGACTTCAAAAGTGAATGCACCGTATCCATCGTGACCATCATCAGGCCGTCTTTCGAGAGCAGGTACATTGGGCGTTTTTCGCCTTTTGCGTCTGCATATTCAACCAGCGCAAAATTGCGCTCGTTAAATTCTATAGAGCATTTACTCTGCACATTGCGGATATCTCGTAATACATCCCGATGATTTTTCCCGAACGCTTCCGCAACCTGTAAAGAGGTCACGGCGGGAATTTCTTTTTCATTGATTTTCTGTACAGTGATTTTCATGTTCATTTTCCTATCAGAAAGAAAATAAGAAGAGCCGCCCCAACGGCACCATAGGCGGCATATTGAAGACGTTCGAGCCAGTTCATTTCAGGCCTCCTTTTCTGGCTTTCATTTCATCGGCCAGTGCCAGCCAGTCCACCTTTGGCGGAAGAATGACCTGACGTCCCAGTTTGGCGAAAAACATCTTGCGGATATGAGGCGTCCATGGGGTAGATGCTCCCAATACTTCGCGTTCGAACCATGTGCGCATTTCGTAGAACAGTTCGCCGTATTGGGAAATCGCCTTCTGTTTTGATTCGAGCAAAGCCATCGCCGCATCGAAACAGTCGGATGGAATGTCATCGAAGCGGGCGACCTGAAAGGCCACACGCAGATGGTTGTAAATCCATTGTTCGCCGCTCTGGGTGATCCAGTTCGGCGCCATCTGCCAGATTTTCTGTTTGAGTGCCCGTTTCTGAGCTGTCGTCAGAGCTGGGCGCATGGCAGGAGCATGGATATAGGCGCCGGTTTTACGGATAGCAGGTAACACTTCGGAGGTAACCCATTTCCGGAAGCGTTTTGCTTCTGGCTTCCTGCTTCGGAGAATCAGGGCATACAGACCGGATTCGTTGATGATAGACATTTCCTGCTTACCGCCGGGGGTCTGCGTTAAATGCAGACCCTTTTCGTCGTCGTCAAGACGTCTGATCTGTTCTGTGCCGAGGTCAATCGCGGCGCAGACATCAGCCGCGACGAACCAGATTTCGCCGTTGCGATTGATGGCACGGACAGGGAAATTTTCAAAAGAAAAGGATGCTACGGACGTAGCAATAGACTGAGACATGATATCTCTCCTGTAGCAAGTTTTTGGAACCTGCCTTCCCCGACGCCAATCAGGGGTGGCAGAACTGTACAGGTTGGCGTACCGCGCTACAGGGAACGGCGTGTCCGAAGACACCCCGTACAGCCCCGCCATAGGAGAGACATTGCACACAAAAAAACCGCACAAAACAGGGTTCAGGCGGTGTGCGCCTGTAGTCGTCGGGACGCCAATCCCGGCACTCTTTTTCTCGAGTGCAGGGGCAGTATAGCCTGTGCGGTTTTTCTGTGCAATCATTTCAAGTCCTTGCTCTCATTCTTTCTCGAAATAATCTGGCGGTAATCCAAGCTCCATAAACATCTGGCTTGGTCGCATGTCCCTGTCGATGCACAAGAACAGGAACATCCGGGGTGAAAAGGGAATATCTCCGCGCCTCATATGGGAAACAGCCGAGGCGCCCACACCAAGGAGAGCCGCCACGTCGATATCTTTTTCCAACCCGTATAACGCCTTGAGGTTTTCGATGATCAATGCATTTTGTGACATATCGCGCTCCTTACTGCGTTATCCCATATCGCCATTCCCTGCCAGAACGGGGAAAGCGGTATTTCGTCCGGTATTTTTCCCGGGTTTCTGCCTGCTTTCAGCAGCAAAGCCGGTATCCGCTCGTCGTCTGCAATCGTGTAGCGGTATGGGTATGTTCCGGGAATCTGTCTCACGAGCCCGCGAAGGCACATGTAGAGCAGGGTTCCCGAGATGCTCTTTCGGTCGCGGCAGAGCTCTTGAGCGATTTCAGTCGCGGAGAAGTCTTGACCTGCGTTTCTTTGCAAAAAAGCCAAAACCCCGAGTTGATACACGCAAAAATCGTCCGCCGAGACAGGCAGCCGACTCTCCGGCATTTCTGTCGTCCCAGCCGCCCAGTAGCGGAATTCCCTGCCATGCGAACACCTTGCAAGAACGCCCCTTTGAAAAAGATGGAAAAGATTTGGCGCCGCCCGCTTGCAAGACAGGTCGAATTTCTCGGCGATTTGCCGCGTCGTGAACGTTTCGCCCTTGTGTTCGGCGAAAAAATCCGCAATCCTGCCCCGCATTCCGCCCGTGCGTTGTTGTTTGCTCATGCCGCCCCCAGTAACGCACGAACCTTGTCTCCTGCACGGGTTATCATCTGCGGGATATCTCCACCCATCTGGATGACCCGTCGGGCCTTTTCCGGATCTCCGATCAACACCGGTTTACCACAATCAAAACCATGACGGCTGTTGTTGGCGTTGGCGATACCTGTCAACACCCCTTTGTATTCCGGCGTGATGCCACGTGACGCATAGCCGCGATAACGCCCCTCGAACTCCTTGGCGACAAACGGCCATTCGTCCTCGGTCTTTTTGCCGAATGAAATCCAGCCTCCCATTTCCTCAATAACGCGATGGATGAGCGGATCATCGAACACGACGTCTTGCCACGTGCCGACCTGTCGAACTGCTTTATCGACTTTTGTCCAGGCGATCATCGCGCTGTCGGTTGACGTGCCCCCAATCATCCGGACAACGTCCGCCGGCTTTGGCATGTATTGACCATTATCCGGGTTGACTGCGTGGCGACTTAACGCTTCGCTTATCGCTCTCAGGTCATAGTCTTTCAGGCCGTTCCACCACAGCGACAGGGCAAACTCCGAGATGGTTTTTCCGTACAGGTCGTAAGTCGCCGATATGATTTGCCTGAATTCGTCAAAGTCCCTGTTCTGCATAATCTTCTCCAAAAATCAATCGTTTAGCACGTTCTCCAGCTTCCATGTTCCGTTCGTACAGCGTTTTTTCCTGTCTGCCTCCCGGACGGTTACGCACCCAATCTGCCTTGAATCCGCGCCAGCCGTTAGCGCAAACGGTTTCCAGCACCTCCGTCAGTGTCATTCCGGCTTTTTGCGCTTCCCGGATCAATCCTTTGATCGCTGTCTCCGATATCGGTGCTTTCAATCGCTTTCGCAATTCGGCAAAGTCTCTGGCAACGTCATCAGGCACTCCTTCCCGGATCAGCAGGTCGGTCGAAAATGGCGCTTGCGCCTTTTGACGGTTCCCTGATGGTTCTATTGATGGTTCATTGATGGTTATGGGTGCACGTGGTGCGGGGGTCCCCCGCATCTCCTGCGGGGGTGGGGTGCACGTGGTGCGGGGGTGGGGTGCATCTGGTGCGGGGCGCATCTCCTGCGGGGGTGCATCTGGTGCGGGGGTTGTTGATAACTCCGGCCATTCTGAAACAGGTGAAATCCGGTATATCGTGCTTTGTCCCTTGCGCATTGTCGCGATCATGTATCCCATTTCGACAAGACGCTTGATCGCCCCCTGTACTGCGCGTTCCGACAGACTTGTTTTTTTGCATAGGGTCGATATGGACGGGTAGCAATCGCCCTCATCGCTGGCGTTATCACATAGTGCGACAAAAACAAACTTCTGCGTTGTCGGCAATTCGGTTCCGAATGCCGCTGTCATCAGTTTTACGCTCATTTCTTTACCCCAACCATTCCCGATAAAAACCACCATTCCACCGTCTTCCGGTGGGCCTCTTCCCACGCTTCAACGCGTTCTGCCTTGCTCAATCGGCTCCCCTGATCGATTTCCATATGGCAGTCATGGCACAGATAAGCCACTCGGAAATCATGTGCTTTGATTCCTTTGCCTTTACCGTCCCGCAGTTGATTGCTGTGAGCGGCCACAACGGTGCCGTCATTGATGCGACCACACGCGAAGCAAAAGGGCGCGAACTTTGCCAAATCAAGCAGTTTCCGGTTGCGGTACATCATGTGTATGCCAGTATGTTGTTGACCACGTTTTCAATGTCTTCGCGGGTCTGGTCGATAAAAATGCGCTGTAACAGCACGTCGATGACGGCTGAATACAGCGCGGAAAATTCGTCCTCGTCCATCTGGTGAAACGCTATACTCTTCGGCGTAACGCGGACTGTTCCATCCATCCTGATAGCTGTCTCGTAATAGCCTGCCAGAATCGTTATATCGGCCCTGAACTGAGAAAAATTCTTGGCGACAGGTTTACCCTTGTAGAGCTTTTCTTTCGGCTCCCAACGGTCGAATGCGTAGTTCAGCAACGCGAAAAACTTGCGATGGAACTTGATGTTTCTTGCCCGGGTAATGGATGCCCTGAATCCTTGCCCGATTTTCTGTTTCTGAAGATATTCAGCGCTCTGCGAATCGGCCGGAACAAGCGCACCAGTCGGGGTTTTGATGAGATAGATGTCAGCCATCATCAAATCTCATCGTAAGTCTTCCTCACGCTAGCAAGGTGAGGATATTTGAGACGGAAAAACTCAACGTAAATCCACGGGAGTCCATTTTTTTTCATTGTGGAAACCGCCGGTTTACTGACTTTCAGAATTTCTGAAACAGCAACCCCGCCGCCCAGATCGGAAATGATTTCCGCTGTTAACCCTGGACTTAACTTTTTGCGACGCATTTCTCGTGTTTTTGCCATATTTTGGATTATCCATTAAATGGAATTAACGAAAAGTATAAAGCAAAAAGAATGCAATTTCAAAATAAAATTTAGCAGGAGGTTAAGAATGGACAAAGAAAACAATTCTGCTGTTTCCGGCTTTGTGAAAAGGCTGAAAGACACCATGAAAGAAAAGCAACTCAAGCAGCGAGATGTAGCGAAGTTTGCAGGCGTAACAGAAGCCGCAGTATCCAGATGGATGACTGGAAAAGTTGGAATGCCGGAAGCAAGCGTGTTGAAGCGGATGGCAAAAAATCTCGACGTGTCACCCTTCTGGCTTCAGTTCGGAGAAGAACGGCGCGTAACAGAAGGCGCCAACAAGGGGGTTATCCCTGTTGGAACGTTTGAGATTGATGGCGAAACAGTCGAGTTTACAGAGGCTCGCGCCCCAGAATTTTGTGCTGCAGCTAACGCTCTTCGCGATTGCAAATCATTTGCCATGACAGGCAATCATATGGAACCAGTCATCAAGGACGGCGATATCATCGTTATCGACACAGAAGAAAAAACAATAAAAAACGGCTCCATTTACGCCTTTTTCGTAAACGATCAGTTTATTGTTGCGGCTTTGAGTCGCTCAATTTCCGGGCAGATTAGCGCGTCATATCTCAACCCGCAGCAAACCGAGCAGATCAACGGAAAAATCACTATTATCGGACGCGCAGTAAAACGCCTCACAGACCTATAACCATTTTCGTGACGTTACGAAAATGATACCCATCAAGCCGCCGCTGGCGGCTTTTTTCTTGATTCAAGTCAATTTTCTGTTAAAAAAAGTTAATTGTTTGCGCGATTTTGTTGCTCCAGTTTATTAACGATAGGTTAAAATTAGTGCATCGCAAATCAATGTAAAGTTAAAGGCGCAACGATGGGAAAACAAGTCACAGCAGGCTACGGCGATTCGGAAACATGGGGCCCTTATCTGGGCCACCCGAACGATCCGAGAACCAACACAGAAGCAATCATCAAGACAGAAGAAACTGCTGCAGAAAACATCCGGAAGGCAATCCGTGGTGTCGGAATATCAAGAGAAAAACAGGACAAAGCCCGTGTGGAACTGGCCGATTGCCTCATCCGATACCTGTGCGATATCGAAGTTGTCGTCCTGATGGATGCGTACCTGTCCGGAAACAAAGAAAAACTGTTCGAACGGTTCGGAACTGTTTTGAACGACGCCATTGCGACAAAAGCTGAAATCGACGTCGAGTATTAACCGGCCCAGCGCGTCGGCTGGTCTGGTTTCCGGTTCCATGCCATAAACCGGCTTTTTTGAAGAGTGAAACATGAATGTTGAAAAAATCGAATACATGATGATCGGTGCCTGTATTGCGGCATTCATCATCATGGTCTTGTCCGGAGGCATGGCATGAATGTCTCTCCCCTTGCGATGGATGGCGACAAGACCGTTGGACGGATTTGCCTGATGGAAATCGACGGTTTGTACAAGAAGGGCGTTATCAGCGAAACCGAACGAGATGCCTTGATGGATCGGGTTTTTATGGCTGTCGATGATGTTTGCAAACGTATCATGATTAGAAAGGTATCGGAATGAGCATTAGTACCTTGATTTTAGGGGAATCAGGAACCGGGAAAAGCGCCAGTCTTCGAAATTTCGAACCGGAAAAACTGGCCCTGATTCAGGCGATTAAAAAGCCCCTTCCGTTCCGCAATACAGGGTTGACCATCTACGTATCGGATGACTGGAACAGCATTATCCGCGCTATGCAGAAAGCGGCTGAAAAAGGCGTCAAGATCATTGTCATCGACGATTTTCAGTACGTCATGGCCAATGAGTTCATGCGTCGCTCGACCGAAGTCGGTTTTACCAAATTTACAGAGATCGGCAGTCACGCCTGGGAAATCTTTGTCGCTGCAGCCGCCCTGCCGGATGACGTGCGGGTGTACATCCTTTCGCATGTGGAAGAAACCAATTCCGGCACGATCAAAATGAAAACCATCGGAAAAATGCTGGATGAGAAAGTCACGGTCGAGGGCATGTTCACCATTGTTTTGCGTACCGGTGTCTCGGACGGTCAGTATTTTTTCCGGACGAAGAACAACGGAAGCGACACGGTGAAAAGTCCGATGGGAATGTTCGATACGGACACGATCGACAACGATCTGGCATTGGTTGACCAGAAAGTTTGCGAGTACTACGGAATTTGAGAATCAGAGAGGAGAAGACGAAATGAGTTACACATTAGATGCTGCCGCTGCCAAGAAAGCCAATTCATCCGGCCGTATTACTGAAACCGGTGCCTATATCGGTGTGTTTACCCGGGCAGAATCGGTTACGTCAAAACAGGGTACTAAAGGGATTGAATTTACCTTTGTCGATGATCTTGAAAACACAGCCGATTTTTTGTCACTCTGGACGGTCAAGCAAAATGGCGAAACGATTTATGGCTATAACGTTCTGATGTCTCTGATGGCTTGTATGAAAACCAGAACGATCAATGAGACGGAAGGCATTGTTCCAAAATATGACAGTGTTGCCAAACAGGTTATTAATGTCAAAGCACTGCTGTTCAAGGAATTGATGAACAAGCAGATCGGGGTGTTGTTGCAGGCAGAAGAATATAAATCGAATAACGGTGATATTAAAACCCGTATGACGATTGCCGGCTTTTTCGACCCGCAAACCCGTCTAGTCGCCAAAGAAATTCTTGAGCAGAAAAGTCAGCCTGAACTTTTACAGAAGATGATCGACAAGATGCCTTCTATAAAAAAATTACCAGGTAATCAAGCTACATCCCATTCTTCGAGTACTTCTGATATCGCAGATGACGACATACCTTTCTAAGGAGTAAGTCATGAGAACACAAATCAAGGTCAGGAGAAACGACAAACAAGCCCTGCTGGCGAAAATGAAGCTTATTCAGGGCTGGAACGGGAAAATGAGCGAAGACGAGAAGCAGACGCTGGCGCTCTTCCATTGGTTGTCTCTGGATTGGCTCAAACGGACGGCCAATCGTGATGCCATGATGAATTTGGTATTTGTCTGCAACATTGCCCTGATCCTCGCTAATAAGGGATATCCGCGAAATTACATGGGCGAAAACAATGAAGACTTTGCCACTGTATTGACGCACCTGAAACAGGCTATTGAACGCGGGAAAAAGACCGGTTCGTGGGCGTTAAACGGTGAACTCATTATGAAAATGCCAGCGATTCTCGCCCTGCATGATCGTCAGCTGGAAGAGGTTTCCAGAAAGGTTTATGAATCTGTCAAAAGATACGTGGGAGAAAACGCATGAGCAACTTGTACAACCTGTCCGCCGAAGTCGCGGCACTGAAAGAAAAACTGGAAGCGTCCGATCTGGATGCACAAACAATTGCCGACACGCTGGAAGGCGAAAGTTTCGATTTCGAGGAAAAATGCAAAGCCGTCGGGTATGTCGTCAAAGAGTTTGAAAGCAAGATCATGAGCCTTGAAGATGCATATGACGAAATGTGGCAGCGGAAAGTCCGTTTTGAAAACAAGCGAAAAAGCCTGCTTGAGTATTTGCAAGCGTGCATGACGATTGCCGGAGTTAAAAAAGTCGAGGGCGTGGAATTTGATATCGCTATCCGTAAGAACCCGCACGCCGTGAAGATCATCGACGAAGGACTTGTGCCAGAGACGTACTGGAAAATCCCAGAACCGGCTCCGGCGAAGCTGGACAAGAAGTCAATCCTGAAAGACCTGAAGGACGGCAAAAGCGTCCTCGGCTGTCAACTGGAACAGACTGAAAGGGTAGAAATCAAATGAAGCTGAAAGACTGGCTGATGGATCAGCCACAGAACGAACCATTAACGGAAGAAGAATGCGAATAAGGCCCCAGCGGTGGTGGGACAGTCCCCGGTTCAAGACTTCCGGAATGAACTGCCGCGGCGTGAGGGTGACACCGACCACGCATATAGATTGTATTGATAAGCCGGTTTCCCCCGCTCCGGACAAAAGCCGGGATGAATATAAGGGCACACTATGAAAAAATACGAATTACTGAAAGAGGACACAGTCACAACCCCATCCGGGAAAACGCTGTACAGAATCAAAGCGCTTGTTGCAATAGGTCTGCTTGTATCTCCGGGAGACCTTGGCGGATATATCGAGGACACAAAAAACCTTGATATGTCCGGCGATGCTTGGGTGTCCGGCAATGCTCAGGTGTACGGCGATGCTTGGGTGTACGGCGATGCTCAGGTGTACGGCAATGCTTGGGTGTCCGGCGATGCTCGGGTGTTCGGCAATGCTTGGGTGTCCGGCGATGCTCGGGTGTTCGGCAATGCTTGGGTGTGCGGCGATGCTCAGGTGTACGGCGATGCTTGGGTGTGCGGCGATGCTCGGGTGTACGGCGATGCTTGGGTGAAAGAAAAGAACGACATCCAGTGGTTTTCAAATGTTGGCTCTGAATACGGGACTCTTACCGTCTGTAAAGCAAAAAAAGGTCTGTTTGTTTCGCGAGGGTGTTTCGCGGGGACGCTGGATGAGTTTAAAGCAGCGGTTAGCGAAAAACACGGCACGAACAAATACGGCAGGCACTATCAGGCGCTTATTGACGCAATCGAAATATGGTTCTCTTAGGGGGAAGACTGATTTCGCGGGTTTTCCCTGTTTTCTCCCAGCTTACCGAAAAAACAAGGGCCTTGATACAAGCCGATTGATGCAGTCGGTTTATACCAGGGCAAAGTGACCTTGGGGCGGCATTTTCGATCAGTCTGCCGCCAGCCGAAAGGTTTGTTCTTTTTCTCCTGCGATGGCGGTATGCCGTGCTGCCTAAGCAGGACTATTTACTGACGGCCCGGAAAGACGGGTAGCTTGTGTGTCGGTTAGTCCTATTTGCCACACACGAGACTATTTCCTGAAATGCTTAGCCGGAGATTAGCACCGGTACCTTTCTAAATTACTGGCAAAGCGGAAAGACGCTTGACAGCCGGACAGACGGCATCAGTGAGGATGAAAGGATAAGAAAATGGTTTCAGGATTTTTTAGAGGAAAAGGAACACTGATGTCCGGATGTTCTGTAAACAATCCAGATGATATCCGTACTTCCCGTCAACTTAGAAGACAGTGTGTTCGTGAAGCCAAAAAGAAAGGCTTGTTGTCAAAAAATGTTTCTGTCTCTTCTGGCGAAAAATTTTTGCGAAACATTTGGGAAAACAAAAATAAAAAGTTTCAGCAGAAGTAATCAGGGCGTATATGGAGATGAAGAAATGAAAGAAATAGTTGATCGGATTTTAAACGGTGAGGCAGTAGAGATTGCTAGGCTCGATGCTGATTATTGTTTGAATGTCGTACAAGACAAAGAAAAATATAGAGTCATTTTTGGCCCAAACAATATCGGGGAATATTACCTGCGTTTAGACGCGAAAACGATTAAAGAAGTCGGAGAGCTTTTGTCCGCGCTGGCTGATGAACTTGAGAGCCGAAAGAAGTTTAAAACTAATGAAAGGATTTACTACGTCCGGACTAACGGAGAAATTCATTCTGTTACTTTCTCCGAATCATACTCTCTACATTTATCACTGCTCGCAACAGGAAACGCCTTTAAAACCATTGAGGAAGCCGAAGCAAACAAGGACGCTATTTTAGCGAAGTATCAGGATTTAAGAGATCGGGGGCTGGTATGAGTTATTTGTGTGACATTTACGAAAAAATCACTGGAGCGTGCGGGGTTATCGCTATCGTCGGGATTATTATCGTGTTCTCTTGTCCGGTTATGCAGACAGTAGAAGGAGCAAAAAAAGCATTATGTCTCGGGATTTTTCTTTCCCTTATCGCGGGAGTTGTCTTTTTGTTTTTGCCGTCAAAAGAATTTGTTTGTGGGGCGTAAAAAATGACAGAAAGAAAACCACATAAATGGGCCGAAGCAATCAAGGCTTGGGCGGATGGGAAACCGATACAGTTTCGAGTAATTGGCGGCACATATTGGGGCGATGTAAAAGAAGCATATCCGTCCTTTTCCAACGAGAAGCTCGAATGGCGCGTCAAGCCGGAATACGTCGTTATAGAAAGGTGCGTGCAAATTCCCCCTGAACAAGGAACGATCCATTTTGCTTATGACAAGGCGCCAAACATCCGGTTTACATTTAAAACAGGAAAACTCATTAAAGCAGAGGTGATCGAATGAACGATATAGAAAAAGAAATAGAAGGTCTTAACAGGACCATAAGAGTATTGGAAAAAGTACAGATGGATTATGGGCTGTCTTTCTCGCAAGCTCAACGTTTGACAGGATTGAGAGAGCGCCGAAGCGAATTATATGAAAAACATCTGACGGGTAAAGACAATGAAAAACGAAACTGAATTGTTGTCCTGCCCGTTTTGCGGGTCGGAACACCTTACCATTTCCCACGACGATTATGCTTGCTCGTGCAAAGTACAGTGCGAATGCGGATGCTCTGTCGAATGGTCGTCTGATTGCATGACAAAAGAAGACCTCGAAAAACTGGTCGTTGAAAAATGGAATAGCCACGTTTACCCAAAAGAAACTGATCTATATATCCACCACCCAGTAACAGGTGAACGGATGGATAAATCCATGTGCAAGCGAGTTATTACACAGATGTACGACGAAAAAAGAGCGATAAAAGTAAAAAGACACTCAACGCAACATGCAACATATGATCATTGTGGCTCATGCAATGCGCCATTGTCATCGACATATAGCTTTTGCCCGAATTGTGGTCAAAAGCTGGATTGGGGAAGAGATGACTGAAAAAAACATAATGCACCTTGCTGCAATGGTTTTTATTTCAATTCTGTTCTATCTGGGATTGAAGTACAAAAGTGGGTGGACTATTGCCGCAGCAATGATTGTTTTGCTATTCGGAGATTTTTAAAAAGGATCTTGAAGATGAGTGCTGAAATTGTTGAATTTAATGTGAAGTGCACAATGCGCGCAGATTGGGCGGCAACGTTTATAAGTATGCTTAAAAGAATGCAATATCTCGGAGCAATCGGTTCGAGCAGGTACATGGCCTTTTATGCTGATGGCGACGGAACCTTCCGTCCGAAGTTCGATTTTGATGTTGATGTACCGGATGGTGCTGAATTCGCTAACTTTTATACACCGCCTCTTCCGATTAGAGTAGAAGCTTTGTATGACGCTGGTTAATATGGGTGATTTATGGAACCAGAATTGAAACCTTGCCCGTTTTGTGGCGGAACTTCAGATTTTAGGGACGATGGACACATAGGATATGCATATTGTATTCATTGTTTGGCTCGGACTGACGATTACTATTCTTGGCGCGACAAGAACTGGAAAGAAAACGCGGCGCGGGATTGGAACGACAGGGTTTATCCGCCAGAAGTGCAGAAGGCGATTGAACGGGATAAGCCGAAAGAACCAATAGTTAAGGCAAGCAAATACGGTAAAAATTATTTTTGTCCGACTTGCGATAATGACGTGAGCGAAACATACGACTGTTGTTCTGCATGTGGTCAGCGGCTGGAGTGGAGTGAGGAATGCGCCTGACGAAAAAGCAGAGAGCCGATTTGAAAAATAAATACGGTGGTCGATGCGCCTATTGCGGATGCGAACTTCAAAAGACGTTCCATGTAGACCATCTTGAACCAGTTGACCGAATTTATTTTCTTGAAACAATCAAAAGAAATGGAAAGTTCAAATTGAAGGCAAATTTGGTCGGAGAGAGAAACCCCGAAAAAGACGATATAAAAAACATGATGCCATCATGCATTAAATGCAATATCAGTAAAAGCAATTTACCGCTTGAAAAGTGGCGAGATTTTCTCGGAAAAACTGTCGAGAAACTAAATGAACGCGGCGGAATGTACTCTCATGCTGTTCGTTTCGGTTTGATCATTGAGACAAATGAACCAGTGAAATTTTACTTTGAACGAGGAGCGAATCATGGCATCAGTAAATAAAGTGACTATTATCGGCAATCTCGGCCGCGATCCGGAAAACCGGTATCTGCCGAGCGGCGAACAGGTTACCAGTATTGCAGTAGCCACGACAGAAAACTGGACAGACAAACAGTCCGGCGAGAAAAAATCTCTGACCGAGTGGCACCGGATTTCTTTCTTTGGAAAGCTGGCCGAAATCGCGGGCCAGTATCTGAAAAAAGGCTCGCAGGTCTATGTAGAGGGGCGTATCCGGACGCAAAAATACACGGACAAGGACGGCATAGAGCGGTATCAGACCAACATCATCGCCAACACGATGCAGATGCTTGGCAGCAAGCAGGATAGCGGAAACGGCGGTCAGAGCTCCGGACGCAACAGTTATTCCGATTCAAAACAGACCGGCAGACGGCCGGCGCCTCCTCCTGCAAATGATATGGATGACGATATTCCTTTTTAATGAGGGAATGAAAACAATAAAGTGAAAAAGGTGGCGTGATGAACGAATTTCTTGATACCGATGAAGTTATCCGTCTTACAGGAAAAAAGCGGAAAGATGAACAGGCGAACTGGTTACGTGAGAGAAATTATATATTTGAGCTGAACGCATCAAACGAACCGATCATCAATAGGTTCTATTGCCGTAACAGATTGAGTGGAATGAAAATTGATGAACCATACAGACAACCAGATTTTGAGGCCGTTAAATGAGCAAACTACGCTCTGCCCTCCCACCGCGGATGATAGCGCGTTCCCGTATGAAAAAAGACGGGACAAAAACTATCTGGTATTACTATCAAACACCACCGAGCACAGGCCGAAAGAAAATCCCTCTCGGAAAGGATTTGAATGAAGCCAAACGTAAATGGGCTGAGCTGGAAAGAAAACCTGTCATTCTGAAAAACAACTTGTCCGACATTTGGGACAAGTTCTTTGCATGGTCTAGCAATCGTAATATTTCCGGTTTGTCACCAAGAACACTCAAGGACTACCAGAGTTTCTGGAAATTCCTAAAACCGGTTTTTGGTCAGGTCCATATTGACCAGATCATGCCATCACATCTGATGCTGTACTACGATAAACGCTCATCAAAAATTCGTGCGAAAAAAGAGATCAAACATCTGTCTGTAGTCTTCAACTGGGCACGAGCCAGAGGATTGATGACCACTCCAAACCCTGTCTCTGGGATAACTCGCCAGATGAAAGCTGATTCGCGCAGAAACATCTATGTAAAAGATGAATCGTTTGCTTTGGTTCGGCAATTTTCGAAAGACTATTTGCGTGATGCCATGGACATTGCCTTTATGACCGGGCAACGTCCTGCGGACGTATTCGAGGCACAATGGTCTGATATAAAAGATGGCGCTCTGGTCTTCATCCAGAACAAGACACGACAGATTGTGCGAGTTCTTATCACTGGAGAACTGGAAAAGGTCATCAAGCGAATCAAATCCCGCGGCATAATCGGAAAAACGATCATCTGCGGAGACCGAGGACAGGCGATTACATACGACAAATTCAAGGCCGATTTCAGGAGCGCCCGCCTGAAAGCAAAAGAATATGCAGACGAAAACGGACTGGATTTCGAATGGTTCCAGTTCAAGGATTTGCGCGCTAAAGCTGCGACCGACGCTAAAACACACAACGATGCCCAGAAGCTACTTGGGCACCGCGACAGCAAGACAACAGCAATTTATCGTAGGGACAAAAACGAAGCGGTTATGCCACTGGATGAGAACAATTTGTTCTCACTTGAAAAAAAGGTCAAGTAAAAAACCCGTGTAAGTAATTGATTTTATTGGCCTGCCCTAGTGGATTCGAACCACTGACCTACGGCTTAGAAGCACGGTAAAAAGTTATTTTATTTCATTGCGTTAAGTAATTTCTTTGTTCTCACAGAAGCAAAAATTACTCAAATATTTCCCTCTGAATATATTTAGCATGAGAACAACTTTTCCACATATTTTTATCCCCTTTTTCTGTGGATAAGGACGTGGAGAAACGGCTAAATTCGTTGGGGCTCAGCGAGTTAGCTGTGATGCCTTATTGATAGGCAGATCAGCATATCCATCCAGATGCCGCGCTAGCCCTACACGCTACATTTCTTGCCACAGCCCGACAGTCGCCTTGTGCCTTCCCGCACACTCTCCATAAAGTCCGATCACATCCACCATCCAGCTAGTCAGTTCGTCATAGTCTCCGTCCGGTGGCTCCGGCAATGGGTTGCATTCGGCCGCCAGACTACTGTCCAGCGGCGGTATTGGCGGCTGTGACGGCATCCTTGAGGACGCGCAACCTGTCAGCATCAGGCTTGCAATCAGCAGGGACAGGACGGTTTTTCTTCGCATGGGCCAGTTCCTTTTTCAGTTCGGTGATTTGTTTGTTCAACTCATCAGTATTTCTTATATGTTCGGTTGCGGTTTCGTTGACCATTTTCGTGGCGTCACGAAAATGATCGGCATTGCTCTGAACTGCCGAGAGTTTCTCGGTAGTTGAATCGGCGGACATGCGCCAGCCGTTGGCCATCCATCCCCACAAAAAGCCGACGATTGTACAAACCACTGCGACCAGAAGTTTGTCTTTCATTTTTTTGCTCCAAGTTTGATCCAAAATCTTGGCTCATCAGTTATTCGGAAAAACCAAATAACTGGTTATCAACAACTATTCGGAATTTCCGAATAGTTATCAAATTCATTTGCTTACAATCTGTAAGCGGTTCTCTCCGGGGACAATCTGTCCCCAGCTTGCCGTCTCCCTGAAACATTTACGCTCGCGAAACTCCGACTGCTTGCCCGCGTTGAAATTGTGGACCGGACGGTGGTATCCCATCACCCGTGTCCAGACCTCACAGCGTGTCCGTTTTTCCTGTGGCAGAAATTTTTCTTCCATATTCCACTCCATTCGCGTTAGAATTTTTTCATGGCTATTAAATATTCACCCGGAAGAGGAAGTGTCTTGCTTTGTGATTTCAATCACAACTCTCTTCCAGAAATGACAAAGAAAAGACCTGTCGTCGTGTTGTCTGATGTTTCTCCACAGCTTTGTATTGTGGTTCCTTTCAGTACGACACCACCAGAACCGCTAAAACCACATCACTATCAACTTGTTGATTTTGATACGTTACCCCCGCCATACGACAGTATTGTGCAATGGGTGAAATGCGACATGATATACACCGTGTCGTATCAGCGACTATCTTTCCCTTTTGTGGGAAAATCTATCACCGGAAAGCGCCAATACATTCAAAAAAGACTTTCCGATACTGATATGCGTAACATTGAAAAAGCAGTTTTAAGCGCACTTCAAATCATCAAAAAGTGATCTTCTTTGTATTGACTGACCAATATTCATGCTGTAATCTGTACTTGATTGCTCGGTATTCCGAGTTAAAGTCCGGGTACTCCCGGCCTCTACGAAATGGAGATTGCAATCCGCTCGTAGCGACTTTACAGCCCTGTTTCATACAGGGCTTTGCTTTTCCTGCGACTTTGTGTCCTTTTGCCCTTCTGCCGGCGTCTCCTGTCGGTGCCGGTTCGGTTCACCGCATCTCGGACACCATTGTTCGAAAACCGAATAGTCTTTTCTGCACTTCGGACAGATCATTTCGCTTCTCCCGTGAAATGTTTGTTTTTACGTATTCTGCTGATCTTCCATCCGCCCTCAAACCCAACACAATCAGCGATGAAATCCCATACATCAGAGACTATTTCGATGAGACAGTCAGGGACAAATTCGCGGGTCATCATGTCCGCTCCGTCCATTCCATCAAAATTGATGTACACCGGCACGCAACCACAGAAAAGTCCCGTGTATTCGTATTGCGTTCTCAATTCCTTTATCTTGCTCATTTCACCCCCATACACATCCGATATTCCGCTTCTCTCCTCTTGACCAGTCCGGGCAAGACCTTCCCGCCTGCCTTGTTCCAGCGTCTGATTTCTTCGCACGCTCCGGCATAGTCTTTGGCGTTGAGTTTTTTCACCAATGTGGATCGGCAGAACGCGCCTGTCCCGATGTTGTAGGCCAGACTGACGTAAGCGTCGAATTCGTGCTGGTATAACGGAACGTGTATGCATTGCTGGATGGCGTCGGCGTGTTTTTCGGTACTCTCAAGTAATTGGACAAGCGCCCGTTCCGGTGTGGTCTTGTCGCCCATTTTCACTCCTGCCGTTTCACCGTAGCCGATGGTGGGAATGCCGACCGCATCCTTGTAGGCTTCGCCGCGATAGCCTTCATGCGTGGCAATACCGACAAGCGCCGCTGCCGACACAGCCAGCGCCGCCACAGTAATTCGTGTCTTATTCATTTTGTCCACCATGCCGAGAGTGTACAAAGCATTTCAGCTCGTACAGCTCTTTTTGGAGCGCGTCAAACTTGTTGTGCAAGTCGTCGTGACGTTCATCATTTGTACGGATCCGTTCTTCCAGTCGGTCTTTCATCCGATCGATGCACCCGCGCAATCCGTCAATCAACCTGTACAATCGCCGGAAGAAAAACCAGAACATTGTCGCCACACACACAACAAGCCCGGAAATTATGCTGATGAGCAGCTCGGGGGTTATGTAATTCATTCAATTTCCTTCCACGGATTGATGCTGCACGCAAACATCGCCGTATAGTCCGGCACGACAAATGTCGGATTCTCTGCATGTCGGATACGGTACTTGCACGCGCTCTGCAATTTCCAGCCCAGATAGAGGCGCAGGCAACGTCCGGAAAATGTTGGCCAGATGATGTATAACATCCATCGCGCCTTGACAGGGTTGCGTGACGTTGTTGCAAACCAAACGCCCGGATGAAACGGGTCGTTGTCCGTCTCGCCGACGCCGTATTGCAATAGCCCATCGTCTGCGCCGATGAATGAGCTGAACACAGTCCATCTCCAGCCGTAAGCCTTGTTTCGCCATAGCCACGCGACACGCTGAACATACATGCCGATTTTGGGATGTGCGGCAACGAAATCCGCCCATCGCTCAAAATGTCCGCTGTCCCCCTCAATAGGATTGTCAGGCGTGAGCCAGAGCCGAAGCGGGTTTTTATCGGATAATGTGACATCGCCCTGTCCATTTGCGAACAGGGCGATTATCGGGGCGAGTGGGAAAGCGAGAAGACAGACAATTGTAGTGAGTGGCAGGTATAGCAGCCAGATCATACCGCTGCGTCCTCGTAGGGTTTAACCCACAGTTCGGACTGTTTCTGACCGGCCAGCAGTAACGCCTGTGCCAGCTGGTTGACTGTCACCTGCGCCACGGTGTTGTCTGCCAGCACCCACGCTGTGGTGTAGTCATCCGGCAAATTGGACGCCTGAAACATGGTGATCGCCCGAGCCATGCGGTCTTGTGCCTTTTCGTCTCCATCAAATACCATACCGTCCACTTCGACGGTGATGCGGGAGACAGCTTCGGCGCGATCCGTCTTGGCTTCCGACATGGCGACTTCCGCCGCTTTGTCTTCGTCCAGCACCCATTGACCGGAGACGGCCTTGTATGCCGGAGACGGCTGTTTCCCTTCCATCTCAGTCAGGCCTTCCGATGGCCAATAACCGAATTCTCCGTCACGATCAAACGTCTTCTTGACTTCAACGGCGTCGAATGATCCCTCAAGGGCGTAGGTTTTGGGTGGGTATTTTGTGTCGATTTCCGACTGCTCCATCCGGATAAATTCGTTGTCGTCTGCATTGATCTTATAGCCTTCCGGCAGATCGATGATTCCTTCCGATACCTGTTGGGACAGCGGTTTCAGGCCGGAGAGATCATCTTTCAGTGCTGCGAGAGGTAGTCCGACATACCCCGGAAATCCGCTCGGGACTTCGAGGGCGTTTTCGGGTTTTTGGGCAGAGCAACCGTGTTTTGTGATTACTCCATTATCAATGATGATGTATTCCATGTTTTTTTCCTTTTGTGGGGAGTGGCTGTTTTTTCGCGCTGAAGGTGGTGCGGCTGCTGCGTTCGGGCAGTCGCAGAGTGATGGGGCGCCGAATGTTTATGGTGACTTCACGATAACTCGATCTGTCGATACGCTCGCGTGGAATCTCGGACAAGCAAACGGGGCTTTTACGATGGGCAACGAAACAAGTACCGTTGGATTAAATAACTACTCTGTGCCAACAACTGGTCGTCCGTATGCCATTTTTAATTTGAGTTCAAACAGCGCGAAATATACATTATCCGAAGTCCGACCCGTTAATACCACTGTGCGTATCTGGAGACGCATATCCTAAGCGGTTCGTTTCCAGACGCGGATGGTGCTGTTGGCGGGCCGGACTTCATTGAGGCTATATTTCCCGTTACTATTTGAGGCGTAGAAAGCGAATCCCTTTGAATAAGACCCGGAATCTCCAGCTTGAGACCCCCCATATATGCCATCAGTAGTAAAGCAGCCACTAAAACTGGAGAATAAGGCAAGCGAATGTCCGGTTGATACACTACCCGTAATATTCGGCGCCCCATCACTCTGCGACTGCCCGAACGCAGCAGCCGCACCACCCTCACACCTGAAAAACTGTCCGGCATAGGTAGCTGACACGTTTTCCCACGTGCCGCCAAACAAAGTGGTCGGGTCAGTCTGACCCGCGAACTGGACGTAAATTGCCCCAATAGGCATAGACGGTGGGATGGTCGCCCATGTTCCGTCCCCTCTCAGGAAGCGGGATTGGTCGCCAGCCACGGGGGCAGGCACCGTTCCCCCCGCACCGTTTGCCGTATCGCTCGCCCCTATCATCACCGCAGCACCGTCGGGAATCCACCCGGAGCCGCCATTGTCGGGGTCGCTCGTATTGCCGTCCACCGTATTCTGCCAGCGCCCTTCCCCTGACGCTTTCCGCACCATCGCCCCGACGGGGTAGCCACCGATAGCTTCAGCAAACGCAACAGAATAGGGATACACCCCACCAGCCTGTGCATATTGCGCGATAGTGTTCAACAGGTACAGGATCGCGTTCAGGTCCTGACCGGATGGAGGCACAGCGTCCGATTCGTTCGACATGGTTCTCGGAGGGAACCCGTACTGGAACGATGCAAGGACGTCGGTTACGTTCCCGGTCTGTGGAATATCACGTTTCTTCCCTTCACTGGCAAAAGGGATGGTTATCTGTTCTGGTGTATTCATGATTATGCAAAATAAACGATAAAATGGAGTGCGACGTTGTTGGTCTCAACAGTTGTCGTCTCCCTGTTTCCGTAAACACCGCTGCTTTGCGCGGCATTGAATCCGATAATCACGGCTCTGTTGGAGTGATCTCCCGCACCGTTATACCCGCTATACCCGGCGTGGTAGAAGCACCCGGCAGGAGACGGGGCAGCGTCAGACCTCCCGAAGTAACTCGCCGAGTATGTCCCCCAGATATTCGGTAATGCGCCTGTCTGTCGTGTTCCGAGGGCTTGTGTTCCGGCACCAAAGCCCTTGGGGTAATATCCTCCCGCAAGATTCGGCAGGTAGAACGTCTGTCCGGGCTGGAAGGTGCCAAACCATGCGGAATACAAGTCCGGATAGTTGTCAGACAATATGGCAGAACCGTCACATATCAGGGCGTTATCCGGGATGGTCGGTCGGTGCCACATTCGGATATCGCCGATCTGGCGGCCAACAGGGTTGATATCCTGCAATTGCCAGCCAGTACCGCCATTATCCGGGTCACTCATGTTGCCCGACGTAAGATTTATCCACAGCGACTTGCCGTCTGCTGCCAGAACTCGTGCCCCTATGGGATACCCGCCGACGGCTTGAGCGAAGGTGGCGTTGTACGGGTAAAAACCGCCAGCCTGAACGTACTGGAGCATTGAACAGATTGCGTACAGAATCCCGTTGAAGTCCTTTCCGTTTGGCGGCGTCCCACCGGCGTCCTGCATGGTCAGAGGGGGGAATCCGAGTTGATAAGACGCAAGTACGTCCGTATTGACGCCCGTCTGCGGAATTTCGTTTCTTTGCCCCTCATTGGCAAAAGGGGTGATGATCTGTGTCTTATCCATTGATAACGTTCTCGCTTGAAAAGAATGGAGCCTGATTGAACGAATTGACGCCACCGGCCTCGGCGAACATCAGAATTTTCTTCGGGTTGAACTGGATAATCCGGTTTACCTTCACGCCTGCCGGTTTCGGCTGGTAAATGGATCCGGACAGTAAAGCCAGATCGACTGGATTCAGTTGGATGTCGAAGTGGTACTCAATCCCCGCCTCTCCCATGTCGATGACGTAATTTCTCCCGGTATTGCTGGCAAGAGATTGCAACAGCTGGTTAATCATGGGATTGGTCATGTCGGCGATGTTTATCAGCGCTTTCAGGAGTATCAGCGTTCGATAGCTGCCGTCTGCCAGCCTATACCGGTCGTAACCCTGTATGCCGCCCGTGTAGAAAATCCCTTGGTTGAACGGATAGTTCGGCGTGCCGTCGAAACCGAAATACTTGACCTCAAGGTTCTTCAGTGATACGAACCGGGACGCACCGACGATCTTTCCCCATATATCCAGCCCGTAGCCGTTTGCCGTCTCGAGGTTGAAAACCAAATTATAGAAATCGTCGATTATCCGTCGCGAATCGAAGTGCTGGTACACGAAATCCACCAGCGCCGCGATAACCGGACTTCTCTGGTATTGAATCGGAATCATTGAATGACCACTTGAATCGTTGAAGACGAAACGACTGGAACCTGATCTATTCCAACCGTCACCATTTCCTGATTGGCCGTAACTGTGCCGATCTTGAGCGATACAACGTTGATGTACTGGTCTATGTTCGTGACTGCTCCGACAAACCGCGAGGCAAATAGCGTCGATCCGATGAGATTGCCGTTGTTCTCAATGATCTCGTTGTACGTGTCGATGATCGCTTGCTGAACCAGTTCAATAACGTTGGACGGAAGCAGGACATTGTCGGTGATCGTGACGGCAAACAGGATCGGAACGCTCTCTGGCCGGTTGAACCGGATTTCGTAGTTCGGAGGGTTACTCGGATAGCTGTCGTCATAAACCGTGACCATCGTGTTTCCATTGGTCGAAATACCAGCCGGTTTCTTGTCCCAGATGGTTTTGGCGATATCCTCATCCGCTCCCCCCACGACAGCACAATAGATGCTGTGAGGCGCTAGCGGATAATCGGTCGAGCCTTCGGTCTTGGTCTCGTTGGTATCGTTTTCGCTCACATAAACGTTCAATACCCCGTCAAGTTGCGCAAGATTGCTGTATATCGCCTGTGTGGTGGATTTCGCGTTCAGGGTGGTTGTCGCGTACCGACGCTGCTCAAACGCGGCTCTGCTCTCGATATCGGTTCCCGTGATGCCCGCCGTCTCGTTGTAAACAGCGTCCCATCCCAAAACTGCCTGATCAATATATATCAGCGTTCCGGGCGCACATTCGATAGCACCTTTCCTGACGTTGGCGAATGTAACCGTTGCGCTTCCGTTCTCGTTGAACGTGGCCGCTCCTTGTGATGCGTAAATTTCCCCCGTCGTGCTTCTCGCCAGTGAACCCGCCGGCAGCACCGCTCCGGGCTGTCCGGTGCACGTTGCACTCACGGCCGTGGGTGTTCCCAGCTTGCGGGTGATGAAGTAGATTCGTCCGAGCGCGTCCTGAAACCGCCCCTCTGCGGTTGCCGGGTCGAATTGCGACAATGCGTAGGCCACCGCGGCATTAGCCAGTGCAATAGCTTGCGCTTCCTCTGACGCTAATACATACTGAGGAGACGCCACCGTGACGATGTTCAGATTGCCGCCGAAAGCCTGATTGTAATCCTGGAGAACCCCGTTCAGGATTTCTTCGGTCGTCGGCGCACTGACGCCTGTTTCGCCAATGGAAAGCGTTGGAACGTTACTGGATATCGACATTAGTCTGTGTCCCATCAGAAAGCGTGATCTGTATCTGTCCGGACAGCTCACGATTTGCGTAATTAAAAACCGGAAGGGCTTTCGCCACTTCCGGCACGAGTTCTGCCTCTGTCCGGTACCAGTCGAACAGCATGGAGATAGGCGGCAGATGGCCGAGAACCCCCGTCTTGTACGGGATTCCCCGACGCACATCGAAAAGTGCTTCCCCCTGCCACAGGAGGCACGCCGAGGCAACGTCTTGCGCCGGGGCGTAAGGAGACGACGCAAGGGCGATGTTGCCTGACGCGTCCGTGGTCAAGTCCCATGTATCGGGAAGCAGGTATAGAGTGTCCATGTGTCCCCAAAATGAAAAAGCCCCTCAATCCGAGGGGCAGGGTTCTGTTTTTTTGGGCCTCTAGACGGGTTGTCCAGTGTTGCCCCCTCCAGTCTGTACGCCACTGTGCACGTGTGTTTCCAATACTTTCCCGTTACTGGAAATCGTGCCTCCGGTATTGGTGATGCCACCTTGCGTTTGCGCGCCAGAACCTTTCGCTCCAGTCTGAACCATCTGGCCAGTAATCTTAAAAAGAGGCGTATCCGCGGTAATGCTGTTTGCTCCTTCCAGCACGATATCCGGAGCTACACAGGTAATCTTGGTCGGCGAATAGACCGTAATGCCGCTATCGGAAAACATGACATATTGCTGCGGGGTCTGGTTCAGAATACCCCCGCTGTAAATGGCGTCCGACAGGTTCATGCGGCGGTACGAGCCTACCACCGCCTCGCCTCTTGCCCGCTTAACGCCCGAGATATCCCGGCTGGAAAAGACCGCGACGCCGATGTCTCCCTCCTGAGGGTCTATAATGATGGCGTTCTTCCCGCCTTGCAGCCTGAAATACGGCACGTTGGCGATCATCGGGTAATCCATCGGTTGCCCGCCCGGATCAATCTGTTTTGGCAACGGCTGGATATCCACGAACCCGACCGGAGCAAGCCCCCCGGATTTGACGCGAATAACCCGCACAGGCAGTGCCGCATACAGGTTACGCATCATGTACTCAAACGCAACCCGGAGCTTTTCCGTGTCCGTCCCGCCGTATATCGGCGTGGCATTGATGTAGTTACTGTTCGTCGTCATATATCAGAAAAAAACGTGAACCCCACCCTGTAAAAATCGGGTTTTCCTCGCCATGTGTATCGATACTCATAAAATCCCCTGGAAAACCGAGATAGGGTGCCCGAATCAACGGCACGCGGTCAACAATCAGGGTGTTCTCGACGTATACCACGCCGCCGGACGACATGCTGAAATACTGTCTGCCTCCGAGCTGTCGCAAAATGATCGTGACCATGCGCCCGGCAATATTCGCCACCACCTTTTGGGATGGAACGCTTTTAATGGATATCTGGTATTTCATAACGAACGGATAGCTGACGAAAAATCAATTGTGATCATGTCCAGCGCTTCGGCTGTTTCTGCCGCCCTGATTCGGACTTCCATCGTCCATTTCGCCTGATACAGGTATTGGCTGTTGACGACGATTTCCTTGCGCATGGTTTCGAGTTGCTCCCGTGTGACTTCATGGAAGGTGTTGTCATAGGCCCTGAACAGGGTGGTTTGTCCCGGCTGCATGACGAGCACCAGTCCTTCGATGTTGCGGTTGGCGATTTCATCGGCGTCGATCTCGAACCCGACCGATGAGGTGCAGTGCGCTTCCTGTGATGCCGTGTTGAACGCCGCTTCCAGTTCAGCCAGTTTTTCCGTTCTGGCTTCTTCCAGCGGTCTTTGCGGCGCATGGCCTTTTTCGTACCATGT